CACCAGGCCCACCAGCCGCCCACCAGCCGCCACCAGGCGCGAGACGGCCCACCAGCCGCCACCAGGCGCGAGATGGCCCACCAGCTGCCCACCAGGCCCTGGTCGTACTGTGCTAACCAGGGGGGGTCAAATCCCGGCAGCTGTACCCGTGGCGACCGCGCCCCCCTCACGTGCGAAAAATCGCGAAATTCGACCCCCCGGTATCGACCGGGGTATGTTCATTTTTGGAGGTAACGGACAGTATGGAAGCAAGGCTCAACAAACGGCGTGTGAAAGCCGAGGTTTTGAAGCCCGCTGCTTATAATCCACGGCTGGACTTGCAGCCGGGCGATCCCAAATATGAGCAGATCAAGGCAAGCATTCTGCGGAACGGGTATGTAGACCCGATCATTTGGAATGAGTATACCGGCAACATCGTCGGAGGCCATCAGCGCTACAAAATCCTGCGGGAGCTTGGCGCTGATGAGATCGACGTGTCCGTCGTTCATATAGAAAACCTCGACGATGAAAAGGCCCTCAACATCCGGCTGAACAAGCTCTCCAATGAGTTCGAGCCGATCAAACTGAGCGAACTGCTCAAAGAGATGCAGGATGCCGGGTATGTCTTCGGAGATCTGGCCTTTGAGGACTCCGAGGTCGAAGAAGTGCAGGAAGCGGCCCGGAAAAAGCGCTCCAATCAGGCCGTCCGGGAAGAAGATGACATCCCGGAAGAAGATGTCCCGACCGTCGTCCAGATGGGCGATGTGTGGGAGCTTGGGCCGCACCGCATGATGTGCGGCGACTCGACCTCCCGCCTGGATGTGGACGCGCTCATGGAGGGCCGGATGGCGCAACTCGTCCTGACCGACCCGCCCTACAATGTCTCCTATGAGTCCGCAGACGGCAAAAGCATCGAGAATGACAGCATGGAGGACGCGCAGTTCTACACCTTCCTCCTCGACGCTTTCCAGAATATGCGGGCATACACCGAGCAGGGCGGCAGCGCTTACATCTTCCATGCCGACACCGAGGGCCTGAACTTCCGCGAAGCCTTCATTGACGCGGGCTTCACCCTCGGACAGACCTGCATCTGGGTCAAAGACAGCCTGGTGCTTGGGCGCTCCCCGTACCAATGGCAGCATGAGCCGTGCCTGTACGGGTGGCTCGGCGACAGGCCGAAGTGGTACGGCGACGAGGAAGTCACATCCGTGTGGGAGTTCCCAAAGCCCAAAAAGAGCGAGGAACACCCGACCATGAAGCCTGTCGCGCTGTTGGCTGTGCCGATCATCAACAGCACGGCTCCCGGCGACCTGGTTATAGACTTCTTTGGAGGCAGCGGCTCGACGCTTATCGCCTGTGACCGCGCCGACCGGGTGTGCTACACGATGGAATACGACCCCAAATACGCGAGTGTGATCGTCGCCAGATACAAAAAAGAACGCCCGGAAGAAACAATCCGGGTGTTCAGAGATGGCGAATGGGAGGTGTGGGAAGGTTGATCGGACAGTTTGAGACACGCATCGTGCCTGTGTCTGCGATGAATCCCGCGCCGTACAACCCGCGCAAAGACCTCACGCCTTCGGATGCGCTCTACAAGAAGCTCAAAAAGAGCATGGAGAGCGAGGGATACCTCTCTCCCATCGTGTGGAATGAGGCCACGGGCAATATTGTAGGCGGTCATCAGCGCTTCAAAATCCTCGTCGAGGCCGGTGTGCAGGAAATCGAGGTTTCTGTGGTCAATCTGCCGGACGATAAGGCCGAAAAACAGCTCAATATCGAGCTGAACAAGGCTGTCGGCGATTGGGATCTGCCGAGTCTTGCCGATCTGTTGAAGGAAATGCAGGATTCCGGGTACGATGTGGAACAGACGGGCTTCGATATCCCCGAAATCGATGACCTTTTTTCTCAGGTGTACGACAGGAATGTCAAAGAAGACACTCCTGTGCGGGAATCTACCGGCTGTAAAGCATTTGTAAAGACAAATGATTTATGGCGGCTCGGCAAACATCGCCTGCTTTGCGGCAGGCCGGACGATCCTGACCAGATCAGGGTCGTCATGGGGCCAAAGCCAGCACACATGCTGCTGCTTGCCCCGAATCTGGACGATGTCGGGCAGACCGGGACACTCAAGGCGTGTTCCGGTTTTTTGGTGCGCGGGGCCTCCGCGTATCTCATCCATGATGACCAACACAGCCTCGAATGGAGGCGGGCCTTCAAGGCCGCTGGCTTCCACCTGTCTGGCGTGTGTGTCTGGATTACGGGCAGTCAGGTCAGTGTTGGAACCGGATACCCGAACGTTCACTCGCCCGTGCTGTTCGGCTGGACGGGTGGCGGGAATCACCGCTGGTTTGCAGACCGGAAGCAGACCACCGTGTGGACGGCAGACACGGATGACGGACTGCCAACTGTGCGCCTGATGGCCTACCCCATCAAGAACAGCACGGCTCCCAGGCACACTGTGCTGGCCGTGATGGATCATAACGGCAGCGCCCTCATGGCCTGCGAGGAAACAGACCGCATGTGTCGGCTGGTTTTGGAGGATGAAGCCGAGGCCAGCAAGGTTGTGCAGCGCTACGAACGCGCATATGGCGCTGATGACATCACCGTAGAGAGGGATGGGAAAAACTACTCTCTCGATGAGATAAGGCGCGACAAATGAGCTTAAAACGGAACGGCAGCGGGTACTTTGACCCCACAGCATGGGAAGCGCTGCGGAACATCCGCGCAGAGGAAAGAAAGCGCAGACGTTCGCTGTCGGAGAAGGGAGAGCAGACAAATGCCCCAGCGAGGGAGAAAACCAAAACCAACGGCACTGAAAATCCTGGAAGGGAATCCGGGACGCAGGCCGCTGAACGAGAACGAACCACAGTTCCCAACGGACGGAGTGGAGTGTCCTGAATGGATGGCCGATGAGGGTCGACAGGAGTGGGCGCGTGTTGCCCCGATGCTCCGATCAATGGGACTGCTGACGGCGGCTGATACGATGGCGCTGGCCGGGTACTGCCAGGCATACGCCAGATGGCGCGAAGCCGAGGACTTCATCTCTGTGCATGGCTCGGTGGTCAGGACTCCATCGGGATATGTGCAGCAGGTGCCGCAGGTCAGCATCGCACAGACAAACCTCAAAATCATGAAGGACTTCATGTCCGAGTTCGGCATGACCCCCGCTTCCAGGTCGCGTCTGAACATCGAGACTGCGCAGATACCGCAAACTGACAGTGATTCGATGATGATGCAGCTCCTGGGAGGTATGGGCGCATGATGGACAATGACCGTGCACAACGCGCTGTGAACTTTATCTCTTGCCTCAAGCACACCAAAGGACAGTTTCACGGGATGCCGTTCAAGCTGCTGCCCTGGCAGGATAGCCTCGTCCGTGCTGCCTTCGGGACTGTGCGCGATGACGCGCCGGACACAAGGCAGTACAGCACGGTGTATACGGAGATACCCAAGAAGCAGGGCAAGAGTGAGCTCGGCGCAGCTGTGGCGCTGTATCTGCTGTGCGCTGACGGCGAGTGGAAAGCGGAGGTGTACGGCTGTGCAGAAGACAGGTCGCAGGCAAGCATCATTTTTGATGTTGCAGCCGACATGGTGCGCCAGAATCCCATCCTGCTCAAGCGCTGTAAGATCGTGGAAAGCACGAAGCGCATCGTGTACCTGCCGACCGGCAGCATCTATCAGGTGTTGTCTTCGGACGTTCCGAGCAAGCACGGCCTGAACGTTTCCGGCTGTGTCTTTGATGAGCTGCACACACAGCCTACACGGGCGCTCTGGGATGTTATGACCCAGGGCGCTGGCGACGCTCGAAAACAGCCCCTCTGGTGGGTTATGACCACAGCCGGAACCGACCGCAACAGCATCTGCTGGGAGGTTCACCAGAAAGCCGTGGACATCCTGGAGGGCCGGAAGGTTGACCCGTCCTTCTATCCGGTCGTGTACGGCCTCGCCGACAATGAGGACTGGACGGACGAGAAAAACTGGTACAAGGCGAATCCGAGCCTCGGCTACACCATCGACATCGCGAAGGTGCGGCAGGCTTTCGCCAAAGCCCAGGAAACGCCCGCCGATGAAAATATGTTCCGGCAACTCCGTCTCAACCAATGGGTAAAGCAGAGTGTGCGCTGGATGCCGATGGACAAATGGGATGAATGTGCCGGGGCTGTGGATGCTGACGATCTGCGTGGCCGTGTCTGCTATGGCGGCTTGGACTTGTCCACCACCAGCGACCTGACCGCCTTTGTGCTGATCTTCCCGCCAGATGGCGAGGATGACCCCTTTGTTATCCTGCCTTTCGCCTGGTGTCCGGAAGAAAGCAAGAACCTGCGTGTGCGACGCGACCATGTCCCATACGACAACTGGGTCGGACGCGGCTACCTGTACGCCACAGACGGCAACGTGGTGGACTACAGAGCCATCCATGAGAAAATCGTCGAGCTTGGCGAACAGTACAACATCCGGGAAATTGCCTACGACCGTTGGAACGCGAACATGATGGTGCAGACCCTCGAGGATGACGGCTTCAATATGGTGCCGTTCGGACAGGGCTACAAGGACATGTCCCCGCCGACGAAAGAGCTAATGCGGCTCACATTGGAGCATAAGATCGCCCACGGCGGGCATCCTGTACTCCGATGGTGCATGGATAACGTGTATGTCCGGCAAGACCCGGCTGGAAACGTGAAGATGGACAAGGAGCGCTCGACAGAGCGCATCGACGTGGCCGTCGCCAGTGTGATGGCGCTCGACCGCGCCATGCGAGGCCGGGAGTTTGCCTCCATTTACGATGAGAGGGACATGATCGTGCTATGAGAGGTGCGGCAATGGGAAAATACTGGCGCTTCCGAGGGCATGAGAACCTGGATAAGGCCATGTTCCCAGGCAGCGGCCCGTTTGAGGTTCCGGCTTTGGGGGCTGTGCAGGTTGAGTGCTCGATGTTCGTCGGGTTTGACCAGGCATACGCCTGGGATAAAGCGCCGGAGGAAACCGGGCTGCACTTTCTCATGTACGATAAGCAGTTCGAGCGCATCTGGACAAACCCGGACGATTACCTGTCCATGTTCCGCAAGTTCAAGTGTCTCTGTGCGCCGGACTTTAGCCTGTACACCGACTACCCTCGCGCACTCCAAATATGGAATCATTACCGCAAACACTGGCTCGCAGCCTACTGGACAAGCCTGGGCTTCACTGTGCTGCCGACCATCGCATGGAGCGACGAGACGAGCTTCTCCTGGTGTTTCAGCGGCGAACCCATCGGCAGCGATGTGGTTATCTCTTCCGTTGGAACGCAGGCGACAGACAGAGCGAAGTACCTGTTCTCGCTCGGCTACCATGAGATGATCCGCAGGCTGCAGCCCAGGAGGATATACTTCCAGGGTGTGGTTCCCAAAGGCTGCACAGGCGACATCGTGGAGATACCGACCAACATCGCAGCTGTGCGCAAGCGCGTCAAGGCTTGACTTTTTGAAGATTGTGGGGTATGCATTATGGGAGGCCGTGGAAGTTCCTCGAAGCTCGCCAGTCATGGCGGCGGTGGTGTCCCCGGTGTTGCCGGAGGTGGCAGCGGCGGCACAGGTGTCGACGGCTCCGGTAGAATGGGCGGCTCCGCAGGCGGGAACCCCATGCACGTAGAGCCGGGGCCTTCCGGGCGCGACAGCAAAGACCAGCGCGGCTTGCAGGAAACCAACGGCATGGCCGGAGGCCAGAGCGTCAAAGCCAGGACTACCCGTGAACACATCGATGGCTTTGATCTGACGGACGATGAAAAAGACCAGATGATCATGCGGGATATCAACTGCGACGCGAACAAAGCAGACACGCTTAGGCAGATAGTCAATGACTATACCGTTGGATATACGGATGCCTTCACTGCCTCCAGCGATCCGGCGAATTACATGTATGGCGACCGACCGGCAGAGACACAGATGGTCTCCGACGCGCTACTCAAGATGCCGTACTACGATGGCGACATGTACAGAGCCATTGAAATTGACGGCAGCGCGATAGATAATTTCATCGACTACATGCAACAGAATCACGTGGAAGCATGGGGCTTCGGTGGCCGACTCTTGGGAGACACCGACAACTTCTACTTTTGGGAAGCTGGCGACCCACGTGACGCAGGTGTGCTGGCATCGTTTACGTCCGACCGGAATCTCGCCCTCGATTGGGGTAAGGTCAAGACCGCTGGGAATGTTTACTACGGCAGCAATCCACAGCAGACAACCGTCATCTTTCACGTTACCGGCAACAAAACGGCTCCATCGATCACGCATCTGAGCGGACAGGGCATCGACGAATACGAAGTGCTGTCCCCTCACCTGCAGCAGTTTTCCTTTGATGGTGTCGAAACAAGCTGGGCGCATCTGAAATCAGGCGGCATGCACAGAATCATCACCATCCACATGACCGACAAGGGAATCAAGCCTGCCGACAAAGGGCCTGTGAGGTAAGGGGGAAAGATCTATGAAGAAAGTGCCTGCATCGACATATAAGCGCTTCGATGAACTTCTCAATGCGAGTATCAGCGCGGGAAAACGAAATCTCCGAGAAGAAAGCTCTGAGTTTAGGGCAACGCTCATGCAAGTCGTGCTCGGAGCGTATGACACATGGCTGCACGGTCGTTCTGTGGATGAACGCATCGACCTTCATGAAAAAGCCTGCACTACTCTGTGGGATGAAGAAAACCCTGACTTTGAGTACATCAACACCGAAACGGGCGAACCGATAGAGGAAGAAATCATCCCCATCGCGGAGATGGACGGCCCTGTCCTTGCAAGCGCATTCTATGAAATTAGAATAAGACTCAGGTCTTATGGCGGTGGTGACATGGATCTGGCCATCATCAGAAAACTGATGGATCGCCTCCTCGAACTTCTCCCCGCCGAATAAAACTACTCCCTCCGGCCTCTGCGGCAACGCAAGCACACTGGAGGGCGTTCTGTTTTTGGAGACTTAACCATGCCCACAAAACCGAATAGACCATGCAGATACCCCGGTTGCGCAGAGATGTGCAGGCCGGGGTTTGTGTATTGTCCCAAACACAATAAGACCAACAACCGTGACCGTTTCCGGGGAACCGCCGCAGAGCGCGGGTATGGCTCTGAATGGAGACGGGCGCGTGACCATTATCTGCAGCTGCACCCGCTGTGCGTGGAATGCGCCAAGAAGGGCATCATCCGCGCCGCGAGTGTGGTTGACCACATTGTCCCTCACCGAGGGGATCAATCCCTCTTTTGGGATCAGAGCAACTGGCAGGCGCTGTGCAAATCGTGCCATGACCAGAAAACTGGCTCTGGACTGTGATTATTGGAGGTGAAAGCCAATGAATCCATTCACCTGGTTCTTCAAGGCGAGGGATAAGCCTAACAAGGTGACAGACGCTGTCAGCAGCGCTATAGAATTTTCCTTTGGGTCTTCTGCCGCAGGGAAAACGGCGAACCCGGAACAGGCGATGCAGCTCTCCGTTGTTTATGCCTGTGTGCGTGTGCTGGCTGAAACCGTGGCCAGTCTCCCGATACATGTGTATGAGGTCACGGAATCGGGAGCGCAGCGCGTGTACGATCACCCGCTGTACCACGTTCTGCATGATGAGCCAAACTCCGAAATGACCAGTTTCATCTGGCGCGAAACCATCATGGCTCATCTGAATCTGTGGGGCAATTCTTACTCGCAGATCATCCGAGACGGCGCTGGGAATGTGCTGGAACTCTGGCCGCTGCTGCCGGACTATATGGATGTAGACCGCGCAAACAACGGCGACCTGGTGTACACCTACACCAACAGCAAGGGCGAGGAAACTGTGCTGAGAGCCGACCAGGTGCTGCACATCCCCGCCTTGGGCTTCGACGGGATTATGGGCTACTCGCCCATCGCGCTCGAAAAGAACGCTGTCGGCCTTGCGATTGCAGCCGAGGACTACGGCAGCAAGTTCTTCCAAAACGGCGCGACTCCGAGCGGCATCCTGTTCCATCCGAACACGGTCAAGAATCCCGCCAAAATCCGTGAAGCCTGGAACAAGGCATACGGAGGGGCCAGTAATGGCAGCAAGGTAGCTGTGTTGGAAGAAGACATGCGCTACCAACAGCTGACCATCCCTAACAATGCCGCGCAGTTCCTGGAAACGCGCAAGTTCCAGGTGTCCGAAATCTGCCGCATCTTCCGCGTCCCTCCGCACCTCATCGGAGACATGGAACACGCGACCTTCTCCAACATCGAGCATCAGTCAATCGACTTTGCTGTGCATACCATCCGGCCTTGGCTCGTCAGGATCGAACAGGCGATCAACCGAACGCTGTTCACCGAGAACGACAAAGGCCGTTTTTATGTGCAGTTTAACATCGACGGCCTGATGCGCGGCGACTACAAGAGTCGCATGGAGGGCTATGCCATTGCCCGCCAAAACGGCTGGATGTCAGCCAATGATATCCGCGCTTTGGAGAACATGAATCCCATCCCGCCTGAACAGGGTGGCGACGATTACCTGTGCAATGGCAACATGATCCCCATCACGGCGGCTGGCAAGGTACAGGTCGAGCAGACCGAAAACGACCAGCCCGGAAAGGAGGAAACCGATGAGAACGATCAAGTTTGATGGTTATATCGACACCAGCACCTTCTGGGGCGATGAAATCACGCCGGACACGCTCACCAAAAACCTGTACGGCGATGACGCTGAGAATCCGCTGAGTGACGATGTGACCATCGTGCTCAACTCCTACGGCGGCGACTGCAACGCCGCAACGCAGATGTTTGACATCATCCGGGACTACCCCGGTCAGGTGAACATCCGCGTCAGCGGAACCGCAGCCAGTGCCGCAACCTTCATGATGCAGGCGGCTGACTCTTTGGAGATCACCCCCGGCAGCATGCTGATGATCCACGATCCCCTGACCATTGCCATCGGCAATGAGAACGACATGCAGGCCGCAATCGACATGCTGGCCGCTTGCAAGCGGAGCATCATCAACTGCTACAAGCGCCGCTCCAACAAGTCGGAGGATGAGCTGGCCGCGCTCATGTCGGCGACCACCTGGATGGACGCTGAACAGGCGCTGGCCAACGGCCTGGTGGACAAGATCACCGATGTCAAGAAGGGCGCGACGGACGCGCTCGACACTCGCACGGTCAGCCGTGCAGAGGCCGAGGCGGCTGTGCAGAAGTGGAGTGATCGTCGGAACCCGGCGAAGCTGGCTGCGATGCTCAAGGATCGCAGCAGCATCACTGTGTCTGCTGATGCTGTCAACCTGCAGCCGGAAACCGTCGTTGTCCAGGACACCACTCATATTACTACCCCCATTGAGAACTCTCCGGAGGCTCCCAAGCCTGCGGGTGTTTCTGTAGAAAAGCTCAAGAAACGACTCAACCTTCTCAAATGAAAGGAGAAAATGAACAATGAGCAAGCTCACCGAACTGTACGCCAAGCGTGCTACTGCTTGGCAGGCCGCGAAGGACTTTCTCGACTCCCACGGCGATGTGCTGAGCGCCGAGGACGCGCAGCAGTACGACCGCATGGAGGCTGACATTACCTCCATGACCAACCAGATCGAGCGCCTGCAGCGGGCGCAGGAGATGGACAACGTGATGCGTCAGCCCACCTCCACCCCCATCCAGGACAAGCCTGGCGCTGGTGTCGATGCCACTAAGACTGGCACTGCCGCCGATGCCTACAACAACGCCTTCTGGCGCGTGATGAAGGATAAGCATGCCCCCTATGAGGTGGTCAATGCCCTGCAGATCGGCACTGACACCGAGGGCGGCTATCTCGTCCCGGACGAGTACGAGAAGAAGCTCGTCGATGGCCTGACCGAGGAAAACATCATCCGTCGTCTGGCTCACACCATCCGCACCGCCAACGGTGACCGCAAAATCCCGCTGGTGACCAGCCACGGCACTGCCGACTGGATCGATGAGGAAGGTGCTTACATCGAGTCCGATGATACCTTCGGTCAGATCACCCTGTCTGCCTACAAGCTCGGCACGATGATCAAGGTCTCCGACGAGCTGCTGCACGACAGCGTGTTCAACCTGCCGACCTACATCTCCGGCGAGTTCGTGCGCCGCATCGCCGCCGCCGAGGAAGCTGCCTTCCTGACCGGTAACGGCACTGGCCGTCCCACTGGCCTGCTGACCCGCGCCACCGATGCTGTGGAGACTGCTTCCGCGACCGCTGTCACCGCCGATGAGATCATCGATCTGGTGTATGCCCTGAAGGCTCCGTACCGCCGCAAGGCTGTGCTGCTGATGAACGACAGCACCATCAAGCTGGTGCGCAAGCTCAAGGCGCAGGCCAACGGTGACTACATCTGGCAGCCCGGCCTGCAGGCGGGTCAGCCCGACCGCATCCTGGGCTACACCGTGTACACCTCTCCCGAGATGCCCGCGCTGGCCGCTGGCAAGAAAGCCATCGCCTTCGGTGATTTCAGCTACTACTGGGTCGCCGACCGCGAGGGCCGTCGCTTCAAGCGCCTCAATGAGCTGTACGCGGTGAACGGTCAGGTCGGCTTCCTCGCTTCCGAGCGTGTGGACGGCAACCTGATCCTGCCCGAAGCCATCGTGACCCTCAAGGGCAAGACGGCTTAATCGACCGGAGGGCTGGTGTGAAACAAGCGCCAGCCCTCTTCTGATTGGAGTGAAATCGCATGGGTACCAACTACACCGATAAGGGTGGCCGTGTCTTCGTCGTTGGCGGCGAGCTCAAAATCCTCCCCGGCGCGAAGGTGACTGGCCTGGAACTGGCGGGCGCTGGCGCGAAGCTCCCGTTCATCCCCGACAGCAAGGCGACCACCGTCGCCGCTCTGCGCGAGGACTTCAACGGCCTGCTGGCCGCTCTGCGGGAGGCTGGCCTGATGGCAGGTGAGGATGCATGATCCTCACTGTCGATGATGTTGTAGCGCATCTGCGGCTCGACAAGGACACTCTCGACGAAACGGAGATCGCCTACATCACCAGCAAAATCCAAGAAGCGCAGGAGGCTGCGGAAGAATACTGCCGCACATCCTTTGAACCCATCGCCGAAGAAAAAGACGAGGACGGCAACGTGACCAAAGAGGGCTACACCCCACCCAAGGCTGTACGGCTGGCTGTCCTTCTTCTTGTGTCCCACTTCTACGAGTTCCGGGACGGCAATGACAACGTAGCCTACAGCACCACCATGCGCGCTTTCAAAAATCTGCTCTACCCACACCGCGACCCGGAGCAGATGTTCTGACCCCATTGGAGGTGACGGTTGAATGCGGGGTTACAAAAACTTTGAAGGCTCGCCGCATCCCGGCGACCTCCGGAACAAAATCATCATCGGAACCACGGACAACGTAGTCAGCCCGAACGGCTACCCCGTCCCGACAGACAAGATCATCTGCCGGGTGTGGGCTGATGCCACAGACGCTGGAAACCAGTATTTCCGCGACGCTGACACGGAGAACTCTGAGCAGGTGGTCAACTTCACCATCCGCTACAGGGACGATGTGAAGCCCGGAATGTGGGTACTGTTCCGCAAGAAAAAGTGGAACATCACCAGCCTCGGCGAATACTCGTTCCGTGGGGAATACCTCGGCCTTAAGGCCAACCTGGTCACGGGGGTGCAGCAGGCATGATTCTGGTACAGACAGCTCTCGCCGACATTGGCATCCCCGTCATGCGTGGTGTTTGGAGATCGACGGATGGCCGGGAAAAGGTTCCCGACCAGTATGTCGTGTACTCCACGACCACCACGGAAACAGACCACCAGGACGATATGTGCGTAGGGACGCGCACCTACGTCTACCTCGACCTGTGGTCTGTGCAAGACCCCACAGAGATGGCAGATGCCATCCGCAAGCGCATGTACGCGGCTGGCTTCCACCGTCTCCAGGAATCCGACAAGGGCTACAACTACCCGGCCTACTCGACAGGAACAAACCGCTTTGTCATCCAATGGACGTGGGTCTATTTTGACTTTTTCGAGGATGACGGCCTCGGCGCAACCGAGGCCGCGCCAGACCCCGAAAATACGCCCGCTGACACCCCTGGCGGGTCAGACGGACAAGAACCCACTGACGGCGATGGGAGCGATCCTGGCGAATCTGGCCAGGGCTCAGGAGGTGCTGCGGATGGCGGTTGATATCCAGCTGCGCGGTTTTACCGATCTGCAGCACGATCTGCTGAATATGGCGTCAAAGATCGAGCATGGGACTACCATCTCCAAAGCCCTCAAAGCTGGCGCAAAGCCCATCGAGGATCAAATGAAGCAGAACGCGGAGGGTGTGCTGATCGAACAGCAATCCGGGGCAACCCTGCGCGGCATCTCTTCGCACAAGAAGGGCAGGGCGAAGATCACCATCGGCGTGCATCGACGGGACTTCAACCCGCCGCCCAAAGCAAAGGGCGAGTATTATCCTGGCTATGTCGAACACGGACACGGAGGGCCTGCCCCAGCGCCATCTCACCCCTTCGTCCGGCCTGCGTTTGATGTGCAGCAGGATAACGCCTACAACGAAATGAAAGCCGTCCTCAAAGCCGACATCAGGCCGTGAGGGCGGTTTTTATGAACCCTACCATAGGAGGTAAAAGCATATGCCTACGACTCCCAAGGCTTCTCCGAAGGTCTCTTCCAAGATCGGCCTGAAGAACTTTGTGATCGCGCCTCTGACCAAGGACGATGAAACCGGTCACACCTACGGTGACCTGCAGCTCGTCGCTGGTGCCATCGAGGCGACCATCACTCCCAACAACGCCGACCCCGATATCCAGTACGCTGATGACATCGAGTTCGACACCCTGTACCCCGACCCTGAGATCGACTTCAACATCACCACCGCTGACCTGCCCCTGGAAATCCAGGCTCTGATCTTTGGCATGAAGCTGGACGATAACGGTGTACTGGTGAAGAGCGCCAACCTCGCGCCGGTGTACTTCGCCTGCGGCTTCAAGTCTGAAAAGGCCGACCATACCTATCGGTATGTGTGGCTGTACAAGTGCCGCGCCCATCCTCTGACTGAGGAATTCGGTACCAAAGAGGGCACGACCATCACCCGCCGTACCCAGCAGACCCAGTTCACCGCCATCAAGCGCACTCACGACGATCAGTATCAGGCTGTCGCTGATGAGGGCCAGAATGGCTTCACCGCCGAAAAGGCTGCGACCTTCCTGACCTCCGTGTATGAGAAGGTCGCCACGGCTGCTGGCTAATCTCACCGGCCCGGGGCTGTGTTTCTTCGGAGACACAGCCCCCTTTACTTTTGAGTGGAAGGAGACAGGGAAATGATCACTTGCACACTTGGAGAAAAGACGTATCACATCGACTTTGTTTCTGGCCGGGCTCTTCGGGAAATTGAACCCGCCGCAAACATGTACAACCGCATCCTCCAAATGACGAACGCTGTCCTGGTTGAGGGTGAGGCCCCGAAAGACGCGAACAACGCAGGCGTGACCATCGCCGAGGCACTGGATGTGCTGGTGCAGTGGTTCTGCCTGCTTTTCAATAATCAGTTCACTCCGAGTGAATTCTATGACAACTACCCGAGCGACCGCATGATGGTGGACATTCCGCTGGCTTTGATGGCTGTGCAGACGCAGACCACAGAGGTGCTCAGTGAGTTCCCTACGAAACCGACAGCGACGGAGACGGAGACCACGACGATGGCCCCCTGACGCTGTCGGATTTTATCTATGAAACATATAACAATTTGTTAGAAGCCGGATGGCGAATGAGCGACATCGACGGCATGGACATGCTCGGCTACCTCCGCGTCAAGGCATGGAGGGCGAAGCACAAGCAGAAAGAAAAGGAACCGAAACAATCCACGATTGATCAGGTGTGGCCAGGACTGAAACCGTAGGCCGCACGGGCCTGACAGGAGGTGCAGTCCAATGGCAGAGGTGCTCAGAGAGCTTGTAGTCCAGCTGAGTCTCGACGCGAACAACTACACGCGGAACATGAAGTCCATCGCCGCGCAGATCAAGCAGGCAGAGGCGACCTTCAAGAACGCGGGCGCTGGAATAAAAGACTTCGCTAAGAGCCTGGATGGCATGAAAGCCAAGCAGGCGCAGCTCGCGCAGACCACACAGCTGCAAAACATCGCCGTCGATCAGGCCGCCAAACGGCTGGCCGAGGCGAACCGCAAGGTCGCAGAGGCTAAGGGGTACTATGCGGACTACGCCAACCGGCTGAAAAATGCCCGCGCCGCGCAGGCTGCTTTTAACAGCGCAGGCGTCAGCACTGCCACCCTGATCACCCGTGAGAACAACGCTATCAAAGCCATTGATCAGCAGCTCGCTGTATACCAGAAAAAGCGCGAGGATGGACTGAGGCTCACCGAGAAGGAAGCCAAGAACGAGCAGTTCCTGATCGAGCAGCGCGAAAAGTCTGTCGAAGATTTAAAGCGGTATACCGCAGCCTCCTCCGAAGGAATCAAGCTCCTGGAGGGCCAGGTAGAGTCCGAACGGAAGATGATCCAGAACGCGCAGGATGAAGCTGCGCGGGCTAATACGGCCTTCCAAAACGCACAGGCTCAGTACAAAGAGATGATCGCCGAGCAGAAGCGGCTCGCGCAGGAAATCGCCACACAGGAGACCTCCTGGTGGAAAGCCGGGCAGGCTTTGGAGGAGTTCAGTAAAAAGGCCAAGAAGGTCGGCAAGTGGGCGACAGGCGCTGGGAAAACTCTCTCAAAGACCATCACGGCCCCCATCACCGCCCTTGGAACCGCAGCCTTCAAGGCGTCCATGGATTATGAATCCGCTTTCACGAACGTTCGGAAAACTGTGGACGCGACCGAGAAGGAATACGCCCAGCTGTCGGACGAAGTCCTCAAAATGTCCACCGAGGTCGGCGCTTCTGCAGAGGATATCGCCAACGTTATGGCTACCGCCGGTCAGTTGGGCATTCACAACGAGGATCTGGTGACGTTCACACGCACAATGATCGACCTGTCCAATGCAGCGGAGGACTTGAACGCCGACGAGGCTGCAACGCAGGCCGCGAAGTTTGCCAACATCATGCAGATGGATCAGTCGAAGTTCTCCAACTTCGGCGCTGCTGTGACTGACCTCGGTAATAACTTCGCCACCACTGAGGCCGCCATCATCGAGATGTCCATGCGCATGGCTGGCGCAGGCAAACAGGTCGGCCTCAGTGAGGCGCAGGTGCTCGGCTTTGCCACTGCGCTGTCCTCTGTGGGCATTGAGGCGCAGATGGGCGGCTCGGCCTTCTCCAAAGCGCTGGTCAAGATGGAGGTTGCCGTCGAGACCGGCGGTCAGGCGCTGACTGACTTTGCAAAAGTCTCCGGCATGACCGAAAAGGAGTTTCAAAAGCTGTGGAAGTCCTCCCCCGCCGACGCTTTCCAGGCTTTCATTGTTGGCCTCGCCAAGCTCGACGAAGAAGGCCAGAGCACGATCAAAACCCTGGCGGACATCGGCATCAATGAAATCCGTCTCCGTGATACCATCCTGCGCACCACGAACGCCAACGAGCTGATGGCCCGCGCCCAGGAGACCGCCAACCGCGCATGGAAGCAGAACACCGCTCTGACCAACGAGGTCAACAAGCGCTACGGTACGACTGAGTATAGGCTCAAAAACCTCAAAAACTCCGCGACCAACGTCCTGCGGACAATCGGCAACGACTGGAATCCGACATTCCAGGCCCTGATCGGTCAGGCCCAGAGCTGGATCACCGGCCTGGCTGACATGGATGAGGGCACGCGTAAGGCCGTCGTGTCCTTTGCGGGCATTGCGGCAGGCGTAGGCCCGGCGCTTCTGGCCTTTGGGAAAATAAGTGAGCTTGCGGGCAAGGCCGCAAAGCCCCTCGGCGAGCTATTCAAGGGAATCGGCAAACTCAAAACTGTCATATCCACTGTGGACGGCTCGACGATATCCAAGCTCGGAACGCTCTTTGACAATCTCCCGACCGCCGCCGCAGCCGTAGGCATTGGCGCTGTAACGGTCGCACTTGTCGCCGGTGTTGCCGCCCTCGCCGACTACGCCAGCGGTGCAAAAGCTGCCCGCGAGGCCATCGAGCAGATGGACGCCATCGCGGCTGATTGGGAGAATAATCAGGCCGGAACGTTCTACCGCAACGGCGGTCTGGCCAGCCTCAGCCTCTCGTTGGAGGACTTCAAGGAGAAGTACCGCGACCTTGACAAATGGTACAACGACTTCACGCGTGACTGGAATGACGGCGAGAAGGAAAGCGCCGAGAACGTCAAAAAGTGGCAAGACGCCTACTCAGAGATGAACGCAGAGGCTCGAAAGGGCCTCAATGATCGCCGCGAAGCAGCGCAGAAATACGAAACCAAAGACCTCGAAAAGCAGATGGACAAAGACTTTGCCCGTCTGAAAAAGCTGGATTCAATCATCTCATCCATGATCAACGGCTCCAAGAACCGCGATCTGACCGCTGCGGAGATGAAAAAACTCCAGGATTACATCAAAGAGCAGCATGAAATCGAGGTCTATTATAAACTCGTCCCCGAGGGCGGCGATGCTACCAGGGGCTACGACGCCATCCAGAAAACCGTCGAGAATGAGGAGCGCCGTCGCCAGCTGCTCGGCTACGCGCATGCGGACGCGTCCACATACCAGTCGGCCATCGTAGCTGCGAGCGAGGCGCGGCTGGCGCTCAACAAAGAGCTCGACGCAAGCTACGACAAAGAGTATGCAAACATCAAGAAGCTGCTCGACATCGCTCCTCAAGGGACGAAGGAATACGAACGTCTCACCGCGCAGGTTGATGCTCTGAATAAGAAATACCAAGAAGATCGAGCCAAGAACGAGCGCAAATACCAGGAAACCGTCGCAGCAAATTTCCTCGGCGCACAAGGCAGCGCCTCCTGGAAGTCCTGGATATTGGGAGTCGACGGGCAGCCCGGCTGGCTCGCCCAGCTGGATGAGATTCTATCCGGCGATGATAAGAACACTCAGCTCACTCAGCTCTCTGAGTTTGCAAAGACCATCTCCGGTGAAGAAGGAAGCCTGACCGAGGTTCTGACGCTCATCTCCCAGATCGCCGAGATGCAGGCGACGCTCGACCCGGCGGTGTTCTCCAAGATGTTTGGGGGCTTCAATCCTCAAACAATCCTGGATCAGTTCGCAAGTGTCACCGCTGGCCTTGAGGGCAAAGAGGGTGCAGAGGGCCTTCTGCAGATGTTCAAGAAGTCTGTGTCGGATGAGGTTATCGACCTGGCTCAAAACTTCGGCTTTGATGGCGTCAAAAAGGCTTTCGAGGACTTCAAGACAAACAATGACTTCGTGATCGATGTGAAGGTGGCGAACGTCACTAAGAGCGACGGTACGCCCTTCAAGGTCGACGATCAGACGGTCGACGCATACATCAAGAAATTCAAAGCTCAGACAGAGGAAAACGATCCGCTCGCCGATGCAATCGCCTGGCTGGAGGGGAACCCTGTCGAGGGCTACGTCTGGAAGTTTAATCCGCAGAGAAAGGATGGCAAAGATCCAACAGACGGATTAAAGGACAGCCTCTCCGGACTGACCGCAATGGTAATCAGCTTCCTGAGCGACCCAGACGTCTCTGATGCCGATAAGATAAAAGACCTCACCGTGCCGGAGATCACGGCTCTTGTCGGCAAGTTTGCCCAAAAGACCGGCGTAACGGCCGATAACATCCAGCCGGTCGTCGAAGCTGTGGTCGCCGCTGTCAAGAAAGACCCGAACATCAGCGTGTACAACCTCAAAGACGATGAAAAGCTGTGGGTCTATGCCATCCTTAAACAGTTGGACGTCGGACTCGCCGATGACTGGGCTGAGAAGCACAAGGTGGACGTCAAGGCCAACCCCATCCCTGAAGTTCAGATCTCCGACAAGACCCTCCATGACTTCACAGTATATGCCACCAAAGTCGACGCAAGCGCCGCTCCGCCTGTCGAAATTAAGGGTATTCTTACATCCTACGACATGGACGCCATCACGGCCTATCAGGCGAACGGGCACTCGTTCAACAGCCAGTCGACCGCCAAACGTCGCGGCACAACTCTGCAAGACCTCCTCGCTGGCGGCGCAATCGTTATTGACGCCAAAGGCAACGAGGTCGAGGTCACCTCTGACAACATCGAGGCCGTAGTCGGCGGCAAGGACGCTATCATCGGCACGAACGAGCAGCTGAAAACCGTCATCGTTGCAAACAGTGTGCCGGAAGTCACCGAGACTGCTGCCGAAGCAGCCGCAAAGGCCGTCGATAACAACCCCAGCTTCAGACGCTGGTACATGGACAATGCCCACTGGGGGCTAAACCTCAATGAGCTCCCATGGTGGCAGCGCACGGCGGAAGGTATCTCCCGATGGGGTAGCACGGTTCTCCCATGGAATCGTCCGCAGGATCTGAACGACACAGACCAGCACGAACTCGCGAAGTCTACGGCTGAAATCGCAACATATGTCAAGAACGGCGGCGCAATCAGCGATGAGGCCGCAAAAAGTTTTGAAATGGCTGTTAGGGTACTCACAGCCTCCTCCTTCGTGCAGGATGGTGTCGGACGCTATGCTAACGATCAGGCCAGGTCGCAAACCGTCACCAACCTCAGAGCGTTCGGCTTTGACGTAAACGAAGAAACCCTCAACTCTTTCCTTGAAGCCCTGCTCAAAAATGTCATGCGGGGTGTGAGCGAAGCCACTGCTCCGGGCGACATGTACGAAGATCTCAATCCAGATGAAGCGGGCGCTGCCTGGCTCTATGGCCCGGATTGGCAAGAGATGGCGCAAGGGGCTGGCGAAGAGCTCGGAACAGAAGCCATGGACAGTGCTGGCGAAGCCGTCTCTGAGAGCGACCTCTCGACGCCCGTAACCGAAAAGGTGGATGAGGCTGGCGAGGCCGGTACTGCGGAATCCGCAAGTGTCGGCGCGAACATGGCAGACGGCCTCGTGGATGCCTTCAAGGCGAAGCTGAGCGAGCGCAAAGATGAGATCGTCGCAGCCGTTAGAGAGCTCAATAATGCCGTGAAGGGCTCCCAGGAGATCGCCTCCCCGTCCCGTGTTTGGAAGCGCGAGATCGGCGCTCAGATGGCTGCTGGTCTGCGCATTGGTCTTACTGAGGGCTTGGAGCGCGACACGCCTGTCATCCGCAACGCGATGAACTACATGACCCGCGACTCCATCCGGACGGCAGGCGCGTCCTTGACGGCAATGAAATCAGCCATTGCCAGCGCCATGTCCAGCATGTATCCCCAGACACACGCAGTCAACAGAACCTACAACGCAAACAGCAGTGTCAATGTGCAAAACATGTATATGCAGAACGAGATGGACGCCCAGGCCCTCGCCGAAGAGATGGCGGCACTGAACCGCCGCATCCAGCGCGGGTACGGCGCTCATTAACCTTTGGGAGGGCAGACCATGAGCATCAACGCTATCGCATCAGCGCCCTACTTCCTGTGGAAAGGCGCATGGGACACCACAGCGCGGGACTCCCGCGACATGGGTGTCGTTGTCAAGGAATACCCTCCCTATTCCCGTCCAAAGGAACGGGTGACCTCGCAGACCATCCCGGGCAGGCAGGGGCAACTCACCTTCCGGGAGGCTGAGTGGCCTGTGTACGATCAGGTACTGCGGACGCTCCAGTGCTACACCCGCCCGGGCGCGGACATTGGAGCGATCTGCGCATGGCTCACCGGCACAGGCGAACTCATCCTCGGCAACGACCCGGACTACGTCATCGACGCAGCCATCATCAATCAGATCGACTTCTCCAAAATCCTCCGGGGCAACAGGGGCTATAACGAATTCGCTATTCCCTTCCAGTGTCAGCCGTTCAAGCGCACGAAGCTCAATGAGTACGCGACGCTCGCAGCGTCCAGCGACAAAATCACCGCCGTCATTACTAACACGGGCCATGTAGCCGTCCCGGCCATCATGACCGTGTATGGGAGCGGCAACGTGTACGTGAACGTCGCGCCTGCCGGACGCTCAAACACCACCGCCAACATTGCAGGCATGAATCAGGCTGACAGTGACCTCGGTATTGTGCTCAACTGGGATACGGGCATCATGACCCACGGTGCGGACGCCTCCGGCCAGACCGACACCGCTGTGCTGAACAATAAAGTCAGCAACGGCCCACAATACTTCTACCCTGGCAGTAACGTTCTGACGGCTGGCGTGATTGGAGGCTCGTCCTTGGACAGGATTGTTGTAAAGAAAAACTGGAGGTGGCTGTGAGTGATCTGCTTGTTTGAGCCGAAAAACACGAACTATGCCACCAACGGCGACCTCATCCTCCAGCCGTCGGCATGCAGCGTGACAGAGCGGGCGGGCGGCTCGTATGAAATCATCCTGACGCACCCCATGCGCGAGGATAACGTCTGGGCAGGCATCCGCGAGGAGTGTGTAATCAAAGCCCCTGTTCCCATGCCGACGTTCAGCCGCATCAGCTCTGACGGCACGACCACGACCGTGACCATCGGCGTGGCTGGGACGGACACTCAGCTCCTCGGCATTCCGGGCGAGACCGACGAAGATAAGGCCGTCGCCTATGAGAATGTGTCTGTCGGAGATAAGTTCATCATTTTTGATGACAGTGACCTCATTGAGCCGGAGACCTACGACACCGAGAACAGCCCGTCTCTTCAGGCGGCAATCATCTACCGGGCATGGGAATACTTTCACCGCTTCAACGAGCGCACGCTCCACTACTACCGCGTCCAGTCCCTCCAAACCGGCCAGACCGGCTACATCCTGCGCACCTGTCTCCCGACCAACAAGCAGGTGCGCTACTCGTACAATATCGCGGAATACGGCGACGTCAGCAACCTCCTGTACACCTTCGGCACGAACGACGCAGCCTCCACCGCTGGCTACCGCCAGTTTCGGGATCAGCTGTTCAGACTGTATGAAGTGAAGGTCGACCCGATCAAGCGCGTGGTCACAGCTCGCGGGCGGCATATTTTCTATGACTGTGTGGGTATGCTGGTCGGCAACTATTCCCCGAAGGACACTCCGGTCGATGTGGCGCTCGCGACGGCAAAAGCCATCGTGATGAACGACGTCAACAGCTACAACCGCAACCGCCGTATGCTGTGCTCGTTCAGCAACATGAACGATGTAAAAATCACCGAGGATTACAGCTTTAAGTCGCTTATAGAGGTTCTGCTCGACCCAGATATCGGTATCGTCCCGAAGGTTAAGGCCAAGCTCATCCGGGACAATATGGACACGTTCATCGTGGAAAACATCCCGGTCAATCGTGGCTTTGAGATATCCTACGGAAGAAACATGCTCGGCGTGGAATGGACAAAGAGCACCGAGAACGTGATCACGTCCATTTTTCCGACTGGCAATGATTCCGATGGAAATCTGATCTTCCTCGAAGAACAGATTGTGGTCAACTCTCCGAGGCTCACAGATTACTCTTACGTTCGGATGAAGCGAATCGAAGTCTCCGATGTGACAGAGAGAGATGCGGAGGGGCTGTATCACCAGAAACTGATCGACGCAGCCAATGCCGAGTTTGAAAAAGGCATCGACCTCGCCGACCTGACGCTCAAGGTTACCTTCGCCCGCCTGGGCGACAGTGTGGAGTACCAGCAGTACAAAAACCTGGAGCGCCTGTACCTGTACGACCAGGTTACAATCTCCCACGGCCCCGTGGGCTTTAAGACCACCGGCCAGGTGCGCGAGTACACCTGGGACTGCCTGCGGCTCCGCTATGACTCCATTGAGATCGGTGACATCTTTGAGGTTAAGGGCGAGAGCCTCGCGGGCTACCAGCTCGGCAACGCCAGCATCTCCGGCATGAAGCTGGCCCCTGCCTCGATCAGCGGCTCCAATATTGCCAACGGCTCCATCACCGGCGGCAAGATTGCGGCCCTCTCCATCGGAAATGCCCAAATCCAGAACGCGTCCATCGACGTGGGCAAGATCGCAAACTTTGAGAGCGAGGTCGCCGACATTGCCACGGCGAACATCCAGGACGCAAACGTCGAGCGCCTGACCGCCCAGCTGGCCGAAATCATCGACGCCAAGATCAAGCAGGCAAACATCGACAGTGCAACCGTCGAGAACCTCAACGCTGGCGCAGCGGACATCGTGACCGCAATTGTCAACAACGCCGAGATCGACATCGCAAGTATCGCCAAGCTGCAGTCCGATGAGATTACCGCCCTGCAGGCATATGTGGATGAGCTGACCGCCAGCATCGCCACCGCCGAAGAAGTCAACGCAAAGGTCATCGCGGCGAACACAGCCTGGCTGGCGACGGCGACGATCCAGTCTGCGCAGATCGGAGATCTGGCGGCGAAGGTGGCCGTGATCGAGAACGGCAAGATCACCAACGCCACGATCGATACGGCGAAGGTCAATGACCTCAACGCTACCATCGCAAATCTCTCACAGGCTGAGATTAAGGCCGCTTCCATCGATTGGGCGCAGTTGAAAACCATGGTCGGCGATCACGCGATCATCGCCGAGATGGTCAACGACAAAATGTACATCGCCGACCTCGCCGTCACGGATGCCAACATGGCGCACCTGACGGTCGGCGAACTCGTAGTCAAAGGCCGGGACGGCAAGTTCTACTCGGTGACGGTCGACGGCGACGGCAAGATCACCTCCTCCGAAAAGCAGGTCGAGTATTCCAACATTGGAGCCGATGCCATCGACAGCACGAAGATCATCGAGAACAGCATCAACGCCGACAGGCTGAATGTGAATCAGATCTTCGCCAAGGATGCCATCGTGATGAACCAGATCGTCGCGAACATGAACGTTGATCAGCTGTTCGCCAGAGACGGCTGGATGACGAAGCTCACGACATCGCTGATTCAATCCAACTTCCGGGAAATGCTGAACCTGGAATCGGACACGGGCCTGATCCTGCGTGTGCGCGATGCGGCAAAGCAGGCAGCGGATGAAACAGCCGAGCTGCGACTGGTCATCACTTCGACCAATGATGTGATGTCCACCACGGCAGCGGCAAGCATCCTGACCGCGCACGTGTATAAGGGCAACACGGATGTCACCGCTGACTACGACGCATCCTGCTTCCATTGGAAGCGTATCAGCGGGAACAGTTCGGAAGATGCCACCTGGGCAGCAGAAGCCGGTCACTCTGGTGTGAAGCAGATCACACTCGGCCCTGCGGATGTGGCATACAGCGCGACGATCACGTGTGATCTGATCGTAGATGAACCGAGAACGAACAATGTACTCAGTGATAATTCCGATGAGAGTCCCATCCTGGACGAAATGAGACTCGGATAAGGTGGTGCAGCCAATGGCACAGACAACGATAGCAAGCGCAAGCAAGGTCATTCTTGACCTGACGGACAGCGGCAGACTGTTCGTGACCATCACGGCAAACCACCTGCGGACACAGGTCAAAGCAAAGGGCTCCAATGGGAATCCGACGCTCACTCCCGATTGGAGTTCAACACCACTGGTGCTGACCCCAGTTGTTTACTTTGACCAGCAAAACATCCCAATAGTAAACAGCAAACTGTCCATCAGCTGGAAGAAGCGCGTCCAGCAGGCCAACGGTGCGGAGGTCGTCACTAACCTTGGAACGGGCGAAACGGTCAGCGGCAAGGTGCTGACTGTGAACCAGAATACACTCAGCAGCGCCACGAACGGCATGATCGCCTATCAGGCTGCTGTGACATACACGGTGGCTGGCGTCACGTACACCGAAACGGCTGAGATGGAATTCACGCAGGTGACTGACGGGCAGGATGGTAAGGACGGCGAGAGCATCGCGTCCATCACCAACTACTACCTCGCCAGCGCAAGTGCCAGCGGTGTAACGACCAGCACATCCGGCTGGCAAACGACTGTTCAGGCGATGACCGCCGCGAAGCCGTACCTTTGGAACTACGAGGTCGTGACCGGCAGCAAAGGCACAACCCTGAACACGACTACGCCGTGCATCATAGGTCGTTATGGCAAAGACGGTACAAACGGCGCTCCCGGAGCTGCGGGCCGAGGCATAGCGTCCATTACGGAACACTATCAGGTCTCAGCCAGCCCGTCGACAGCGCCAACCACATGGTCGGACACGCTGGTCAACACGACCACCACAAACAAATACCTTTGGAACTACGAAACCATCACCTACACGGACGGCACTTCCGAGGATTCGACCAAGCGGGTGATCGGAACCCACGGAGAGACGGGAGCCAAGGGTGACACTGGCGCAAAGGGCGATAAAGGCGCAAAGGGCGATAAAGGCGACGCTGGCGCAAAGGGCGACACTGGTGACGCAGGCCGTGGTGTGACAGCCACATACACGCAATACCACGTGTACAGCTCCAAAGACGAACCGCCAGCCGAATCGTCCGCTGGCTGGTCGTCGGATATGCCTGCCTGGCAGCGCGGTGTTTACCTGTGGCTTCGGACGGCGACCGAGTACAGCGACAACACCACGGAGTACAGCACACCGACCTGTGATGCTACTTGGGAGACTGTGCTGGACGCTGTGGCCGACATCGATGTCCTCAAAGGCCAATGGGCCAAGCAAAACACGGACGGCAACCGGGTCGTCACCACAGACGATCTGCTCGAAGGGTACGCTATTAACCTGTTCATCCAGAAAACCATCCCGCAGTTCACCCAGCCCGGTTCCGGTTATCCCTCCCTGGCAAATGTCCGGCCCATCCACCCGTACCAGGGTTTTACTGTGCATCAGACCGGCAGCACCGTTCTCCCGGCTTTGGAGACGATCACGGCAACCAAAGCCAACGCCCAGACAATCGAACTCCCATACGCCATCCCGGCTGGCTCCTACACACTCAGCGCCGTCTTCGGCAAGAAGCAGTATGTGACAACCGTCGAGCTGCTCACGACCGAGAACGGCAGCTACGTGTCGATAGAAAACACCCCCAGCATCAGCAGCGCGGAGCCGACGAAAGTGGTCATTGCCCGCAGTGTCGTGACGGCGCTGCGCGTCACCGTCGCCTCCGGCGCTTCGTCATCCTACTCCTGCACTGTGACGAACATCCGCATGGTTCCGGTTGGCTGCGAGGATGACGGTCGTGACCCGCGCCATCGGGAGATGTTCGTGGCCATCCCGGAAGTGGTCGGCGGCGGTGTGCTGAACACGGAGTATCAGAATATCCAGGCCGACTGGATCATCCTCCCAGATCTGTGGAAATATACTGCTCAGTTCAGCTGGTCGTCTACGCATCACGGCGGTGGAAATGGCGGTGCGCCGTACAAAACAACAGAGACTCAGAGCAGCAGCTCGTCCAGCTCTGGCGGCTCGTCCAGTTCTTCCAGTTCCAGCAATTCGGGTGAAGTCGTCGAAGAAACCGAAGAAGAAGTCGTAGTCGAAACCGGCGAGGATATCGAGATCGGCGGCGGCGATGTGGATATCGGCGGCGGCAGTGACTTCGTCGGATGGGAGACAGTCAAGCTCAACAGAGAGGCATTTGATGCGCTGTGGACTGCAAACCTCTCCGAAGCGCAGATGCCCGCAGAGAAAAGCGCCAGCTATTACTTCGATTCCGACACGCTCGCGCCCAAGCTGGACGGCTTCGACATCCAAAGTTCTCACCTCCAGCCGACCATCTATGGTGACGCTTATGGTTCAGGTGGGTATTATAGCTCGTCCGTGAAGAACAAGATCGTGGTCGTTGGCAAACGCGCTGATGATGACGGCTTCTTTGCCATCCGACCCGGCTCCTGGACGGAAACGTACAACTGCCGCGATTGGGTTAAAGCCTGCAGTGAGACTTCAACTCCCATCCAGGTAGCCATCCGGCCCGCCAGCCCTGTCAATGTTTATGCTGGCCGCACTCCAAAGCTGTTCTCCTTCCGAGGCTATAACAACATTTGGATTGAGGGCGGTGCGACCAGTCTCCGGCTGGCAGGCGGTTCCGACATCGCATCCATCACAGAGGCCATCGCCAAGCTCCAGGAGCGCCAGGACGCTGTGCGCGAGGCGCAGCTGACATTGGAGCAGGATGTCGCCAAGCTCCAAACGAAGACTGCTTCCGTTGAGTACGGGGAAGAAGTCTGGACAACCACGACGGTCGGTCTTAAGCCCGGCGAATTCGACACGACCATCGCAGCCTTCACCGAGGCAACAGGTGTCGTGGAGCAGAGCATGACTCTGGACATGGACGGTCTGAAGCTCCATGCCACAGACACCCCGTACTACACAATCATTACGAACGACGGCTTTCAGGTGCGGAAGGGCTTTGCAAAAGCAAAAGACTCCGACCAGTACACCGACCCAGATGACAACAACCTCCCTGCCAGTGCCTACTACAACGAAAGAGGTGAGCTGGTCAAGACAAATGAGGGCCAGGCGCAATACACCGTCAAAGCCAGCTTCAGGGCTGACGGCGCATACATCCCGCAGGCCAGGATCACCGACGTGCTGTCCATGGGCGCGTCCGTCTTTGGATGGTACGACGTCGCTGTGGTCGGCGGCGGCCTGGGCTTTGTGTGGCGCGACGGCACAAGCGGCTATATCCTCGTGCAGCCCGTGGACTGCCAGGTCAGCGCTGTCGGAAACTATGTGCATTTCCGCGTGACGGCGGCGAACATTGCCGAATACCACTGGCAGGTCGCCACCACCGTGGATGCCAACGGCTTCCCGGTTTGGAGCGATATCACCGGCGAAGCCTCCGCAGCGGCAGCAAATCTCAGCTACCAACCCCCGAACGCCTACTACAACGGCGGTGCTCGCTGGCGCTGCCGCCTGGTTGACGCAACGGGAGTCACTCTGTACACCAACATGTGCATCGCAACAGTGAGGTGATAAGATGCCAGCACACACGTCAATGAACGCAGCAGAACTGGAAACGTTCTTCAATGCGAACGAAGGGCGTAGAGCATGGGCAGACTCGCTGTATGAGGTTGTCCTCGGAGACAGCCACGGAATACACTGGGTAGCTGCGAACGGCGACGGTACAGCATGGACACCGTCGTCATTCGCAGGCGAAACGGAACTCATCAAAATCTCCGATGAAGTCACCCCCATGAGGTACGCAGCCCCCGTCCCTGGCATGAACGGCGCGTACTACAAAGGCGCTGTCATCCTCCCGGTGACAAGCGTAGGCGTGTCTGGGTCTTTGGGGCATATGCATAATATCGCCCTGCTGTACACACCTCCGAGTTACGACATCAAACCGATTGGAGCATTCCTCCGTGTCTACTGCGGTATTTGGCATAACAGCGCAGCGGGAGACAACGGATGGTATGCGCCGGTCGGCGGCTCCATGGTTGTCCCAGACCTCGCCGGTGCCATCTTCCAGATCGGAGAAACCGGGAAGCCCGCCACGACCATGTTGCACCACAATCAGCTCAATCGCGGCCTTGGTTTCTTCTTCAACCTCACGGACGCGGGAAGCTCCTACGGCGAAGCAAACGTCGGCGCGGAGCACCAGATCAACCTCCAGACAATCTGCTCCCTGTATAAGTGCAAGATGTACGCCACCATCCACCTGGTGTACCCGTGGCAGCCCGGAACCGTGCTCTCCCCCTACATGGACTGGGCAACATCGACGCCAGACCCCATCGTGGTGAGCGGCTCCGAATCCTCGCAACAGACGGTCAACATCAAGCGTGCTGGTAACAGTGCGGTCATCTTCCGGCACAAGGTTAAAATCCTTGTCGAGACCGAGGCATCCAATGCCAGTTTCGACCCCGTGCAGAATACCAGCAACATACTCGGAACAGGCACAACACAATACACCCACAACTGGCAGAAAAGCATCTTCTCCAACTTCCCGAACAATCAGACCATACGCGGCAAGGTGCAGCTGTTCACCTATATGCCGGACTCGGACAGCTGTCTGAATGAGCTGGATGGAGAAGGGAACCCCATCCCGGTTGAAACCGACTTTGAGGTCGCGCTGGCCGTGACCGAGGATGTAACTCCGACGGCAGGGAACCTCTCAGCTGCGCTCATTCGGAATGGCTTTGCAATCGACAACGTGTACGTCCAGGGTGTAAGCGGTGTCAGCCTTACGCTGAGCGGGTGGTCATGCAAGCTCAACGCGCAGCCGAAATACTGCGTGATTTGCTACTACGGCGGCGTTATCCGCGCCGAGTGGCCGCGCGCGAGCGGCAACCCGATGACCTCCGCCACCGTGAACATCGACACCCTTGATCGTTTCGGAGAGCTCACCTTCACGGCCTACATCGAGGACAGCCGAGGCTTCGTGTCTCCGCCAAAGGACGTGACTATCAACGTCCAGCGCTACACACCGCCCGCAATCCCGACGTGCACGCTCTACCGCGCCGACGCGAACGGCACTCCAAACGAGATGACTGGCGTGTACGCCATCATGAACGCCACAGCGAACGCGGCATCCATCGGCAACGCGAACCGCATCACCCGCATGCGGGTGGCATACGCGGAGTACGGCCCGAACATCGACTGGGATAATGCCACATACCAGACCATCACGCCAGGCTCGGACGCTGTCGTCGCTTCGGACTGTGATCCGGGAAAGATATACCGGTTTCGCATCGAAGCTACCGACACCGTAGGCAATACGGTCGTGCGCTATAAGACGCTCAAAACGGCGGCTTATACCCTCCACCTGCGCAAGGGCGGCAATGGTATCGGTATCGGCCAGGTTGCGCACCAGCAAAACGCACTGACCATCGCCGATGACTGGGAGTTTTTCGTGTATGGCGACCGGCTGCTGAACCTCGTCGCGCCCATCGGGTGTGTGCGGATGTTCGGACGGGTGGAGGGCCAGCCGGACACAGACCCCGCTGACGTGTACCCCGGGACTGTATGGGAGCGCATCACCGACCGCTACCTGGTCGCGGCCAGCTCGCCCGACAGCGCAAACCAGCGCTATATCGGCGGCAACGAGGGCGGCTCGGACGAAATCTATCTGTTCCCCATCAACATCCCGGAGCTCCCCGTCGAAACCGAGTATGGCGGCTATGCTTACAACTCCGGCACAGCGACACCGCCAAACAAAAATAAAGGCTTCGGCGGACTGCACCAGGGCTGGGATAACGCTGGCACGGGTGTGGGCGAGTGGGGCGGCGATGATTACCTCGCAGGAGCCATCGCAAATAAAGGCAACACCAGCCCGACGCCTGTAAGGTTTGCCCCGCCATACTATGTGGTAGACATCTGGAAACGAATTCTGTAAGGAGGCGCAGCGGACATGAATGTGCGGTTTCACCGCTACACCTCGCTCTCGGACTACTGGCTGAACGAGTACGAAATGACCTTCCATCCGAAGGATGACGAGTGGCGCTATACACTCTACGAGGAGATGGTCACGGAGGAGAACTCCGAGATAGTCATGGTCGGCAAGAACGATGATGTGCCATTCGCCTACTTCCGGGATCAGTGCAAAATCTCCAATGACGGCAGTGCGGTCAAGCTGGGCGGTAAGGCGGTCTACGGCTGCCCGGTCGTGGTCAGCGACACGCCCGGCCTTTCGGAGGTCAATGTCGCAGGCCGTATCCGGTTCAGAACGCCATGGCCCTACGCGGGCAGAATGTGCATCGGAACCTTTGTGCGCTCCTGGTGCGGAGCAAAGCACAAGAGCGGCAACTGGTACGTCCCCAGGAGCAGCACAGACCTCATAGCCCCGCAGTCGCTGAACGGTGACTACAGCTTTTTTGCCTCAACTGGCGTGGATAAATACAAGGGAACCGGAAGCGCATTCTCTGTCTCAGACGGCTGGGTGCAGTTTATCGACAACGGCGGCGACCTGGGCAGGCACAACGAGGAGTACGTGTACATCCCGTTCACGGCCAGAGTAACCAAGCCGGGCACGTGCATCTTTGTGTCCATCCATCTGCTGTACAACTGGTGCCCTGGTGTCCTTGGCTCCAATACGATCTGCTGGACACTGCCAAGCCCGATCCCGCTGATGATGACCAAGGAGACCGGCAACACCCTGTCGCTCCCCATCCGGCTCCCAGATAACAATGAATTCACGGTCAACGGCAAGGCCAACTCGCTCACGACCTCGGCGCGAACCGTGCTGCTGGACGCGAACGGCAACTACCGCACCGACAGCGAAGCCATCCAGCCCCTCAACGACGGCAATGTCTCGCACGAAGAATCCTACTCGGCGACCTTCAATAGGTCGCTCTTTTTGGAGTACCCGAACAGCCCATCCATCTACGGTGTGGCGCAGATCTGGACGTACATCCCCTCCTCGCTCGCGCTGTACAAAAGGCTCCGAATGTATAACCTCGACGGGCTCCCGGCAGAAAACGGCTTCGAGCTGCGCCTGCCGGAGGACAGCACAACGCGGCCAACGGCAGGAACGATCACGTACTCCGTGGTCAAAAACACGTTCAGACTCAGCTACTACGTCCAGAACCGCACGGGTGTGAAAATCAAGATGGCGCAGCCGACGTGTCAGCTGAACGCCACCCCAAAGGCGATGATCGTCGAGTATTACGGCGGCACTGCCCGCATTGAAACGCAGGACAGCGACGGCGGCTTCACGTTCACGCTGGACAGGTTCACCGCCAACGGCTCGCAGAAATTCACCGTGTACGCGGAGGATTCACGCGGGTTCATTTCCTCCAAAGCCAGCAAAACACTGACTGTGTACGCCTACGCGCCACCGGAGATGACCGGGTGCACCCTGGAACGGGTGGACAGCAACGGGAATCCATCCGACTTTGGAGACTGCGCAGCCCTGACTGTCGAGGCGTCCTTCTCCGCCGTCAGCACCAAGAATGGCATCGCCAGCATCAGGGCAGCGATCCTCCAATATGAGCCGCACATGGACTGGGAACACGCTGTGGACTACACCGTGGCAGCCGGAACGCCCTACACGTTCGCGCTTACGCTCGATCCGGCGAAAATCTATCGTGTGCGCATTAAGATCACCGACAAGGGCGGCGTGACCACGACCTACTACAGAACCGTCCGAAGCGCGGTGTATACCCTACACCTGCGCCAGGGCGGCAATGGTGTCGGCATGGGCGAGGCGTCCAGGAGTGAGCGCTCGCTGTCCGTGGCTGAAAACTGGGCTGTTGTGGTGTATGACCGTACGCTCATGGATATGCTCGTCCCCATCGGCTCTGTGCAGCTGATAGATCGTCAGGACGGCGAGGTTGTGGACATGACTGACCTGTACCCCGGCACAGTGTGGGAGCGCATCACTGACCGCTTCTTCCTGGGTAGCGGAGAGCACGCGCCAGGCGACATGGGCGGCTCCGAAACGGTCACCCTCGCCGCCGAGAACATCCCACAGATTCCCGTGACCTTCGCGAACGGCATCTACGGCCCGCGCTCGCGGTTTGCGGGCCCGATCAACGCCATCCCGGGTGTCGGCGGTGTGACTGTTCCGAACGAAAAGGGCGGCTTCAAACAATGGAGCGGGCCAAACTTCCTGAATGGCAGCTACGCTAACAAGGGTAATGAACCAAAGCCAGTAACGACCGTCCCGCCATACCTGGCGGTGGACGCATGGATCAGAATCGGGTAAAGGAGGCAGGAGCATGGCTTACACAAAACAGGTCTTTCAAAAAGGTGACATTTTGACAGCGGCTCAAATGAATCACATCGAAAACGGCATCGAGGCACTGGACACCGCGATGTTGTCCAAGGTGGAGGCTGTGACCGGCAAAGGGCTGAGTACCAATGACTACACTGATGCGGAAAAAACGAGGCTGGCGGGGATCACCGGCATGACCGGCGCGACGGCGAGCGCTGCGGGCAAGGCGGGCATGGTGCCTGCGCCTGCGGCGGGGGATCAGATGAAATACCTGCGCGGGGATGGAACGTGGGATGACATCCGGCCTGCACTGCTCAGCCCGTATCCCGTAAAGGCGTCGGCACTGGACAGCATGAACATGCTGGCGACGGGCGCACAGGCGGGCGCATCGGACGCGGCGGCGGGTGTGCCGCCCTATCAGCTGCGGCTGAAAATCACGGCGACCAGTGCTTCGACGGCGGTGATCACGGTAAAGAGCTACGTGGAGTCCATCATGGGCGGCGCGGGAACGACCTACACTGTGGATCTGACGAAGGCCAACGGCGGTCAGGCTGTGAACCAGAACACGATCGTGGACATCTGGGACGGACTGCGCATGACCATCCGCACTACGGAGGCATACCTGAGCGAAGCCATCATGCAGAAGGATTCGTATATCGTCATCACCTGCGACGTGGCAGACGTCGGCATGTATTACAGGCAGGGCGTGACAAACGCGCTGACGGCATTGGAAAACAGGATCAAGGCACTGGAGAATGCATAAGCCTGATAAGACCTAACGGGAGGGAAACCGATGGCTGATACTTTCCTGAATGCATCCGGGCTTGCGCGTCTCTGGACGAAGATCAAATCAACCTTCGTCGCCAAAGAATCGGGCAAAGGACTGTCATCCAATGACTACACAGGCACGGAAAAAAACAAGCTGGCCGGGATCGCCGCTGGCGCGAACAACTACGTGCATCCAACCTACGCCGCGCGGACTGGCAAGCCCACCGCCGACCTGACCCCCGCTTTCGGCGGGACGGTGACACTAACTCAGATCACCAGCGACTCGACCGGTCATGTGACCGGCGCTGTAGACAGAGTCCTCACAATCCCGAGCAGAGTGGCATCAGCCGAAGCTGTGGGCTTGATGAGCGTCGCCGACAAAACAAAGCTCGACAGTATCCCATCTGTCGTGGGCGTGTTTGCCAGGAACATCGGGGACATCGAGGCCGAGCTTCAGACCGTCCGAGAAGAGAATGCCGCGATCAAGCAAGCGCTGGATGCGCAGAGCGTCCAGATCCTCAACACGCCGAACCTCCTAAGACCGGACGCCTGGTGGCTGAACAATGGCTCTGCCAACATCGTGTGCGGCGACGCGGCGAGGTGTAGTAAATCTGGCGGTGCCTACATGAAAAGCATCACCAGCTACAAGATGTACACCACCGAACCGACAGCGGAGCAGACGGCTGGTTCGACCTACGTCTACCACCGCGAAGCCGGAACCAGCGCAGACGGCACGACCTACAGCGAGGCTTGGTTCGTGTACCGCGACGCTGACGATGGTATCACGACGAGCTGCGTAGACCTGACCGGCAATGCGATCATAACGGAGCCGACAGGAGAAACCTTTAATAAAGCGATCCAGTACAACATCACCGCCAACACCGCGTGGGGCAATATGGAGACCCTGTACTATCCGCGGGGCCAGAGCACCGCGTATTACAAGCAGGGCGAGACGCCGAAGAGCTACGGCTACCGCATCGACGAGATGGAGGTGGGCAAGACCTACACCGTCTCATGCTGGGCACGGCTGACGAGCGGCGACGAGGCCTGGATGAAGTTCGGCTGGGGCGGCACGTACATGAACAGCATGGGCTTTCCGTCGGATAAAAGTGGCGTGTCGGATGTGATCAAGATCAAGGGCACGGACTGGAAGCGCGTCACCTGGTCGTTCGTGTTTAACCCGTCGGGCGAGGAGTACACCGAGACCACGGAGCAGGCCACGGACAGCAACAACCAGACCTACACCCGCGTGGTGAGGTCGTACAACTGGCAGAAGCGTGTGCTGATCGGCGTACACAGGAAATACACGGCGACCCTGCAGCTGGCAGGATTCCGGTTGACTCGAGGCGGGCTGTACGGCAACAACACAATCGACACACTAAAGGCAGAAATCACGGCCCTGCGCAGCGCTGTCGCAAATGCTGTCGCGCATCTCGGTTAATCCAGACCACTCAGAGGCAGGTGATACCAAGTGGCATATGTTGACGAAACGCAGCTCAGTGCAGCCCTGGCAAACAAGGTAGACAAAGTCTCCGGCAAAGAACTCAGCACCAACGACTACACCAACGCTGAAAAAGAAAAGCTCGCAGGCATCGAAGAAGCGGCGAACAACTACCGCCTCCCCATCGCCAGCAAGGATGTGGTCGGTGGTGTCAAAACCATCAGTACGGTCACCTCCGCGACGGGCTACACGCCAGCCCCCATCATTGGAGGCATCCCATACTACAAGGATACGGTCTACGATCCGGCGACACAGGTACGGCCCGGTCTGATGAGCGCCGCCGATAAAAAGAAGCTGGATACCCTGAGTACCTCCGGCATCCAGCCAGCCACGGCAGATGCTCTCGGCAGTGTGAAGGTTGGCGACGGCCTGGCCGTGGCCAGCGATGGCACACTGTCCGCAAAGCAGATGACTGGCGCGACAGAAAACGCCAACGGCGCACCCGGCATGGTTCCGGCGGCGGCGAGCTATCAGCGCTCTTTTTTTCTGCGCGGCGATGGCACATGGGAAGACTACAGGTACGTACTCCCAGAAGCAGAGAGCGATCAGCTCGGCGGTGTGCGTCTCGGTGATTCTATCCGCAAGGTCAACGGCAAAATCACCGTTGAAACCTCGGATGGAATGAGGGCTGGCATTGTCCCGGCGAACGATGCGGCATCCAAAGTGTTTACAGGGCGCGGATGGAAAAAACTTGACGGTCTTGATCTTCCGCTCATCACCGACGACGCTGTCGGCTGCGTAAAAGTGCCCGTCGTGCAGACCGCAGACGAGGCCGTCGAGGGCCATCCATTGGAGGTCATCGGCGATGCGACAGGCAGACTCTACGCTGCTATGCCGTACATCGCAGACGCATCCGGCGCAGCCATTCCCGGCGCGACGGACGCGATCTGGGGGCCGAAGCACGGCCTCATGTCCGGCGCGGACAAGGACAAGCTGGATGCCATCGAGGCCGGAGCAAACCGCTACGTGCTGCCAGAGGCCGGAACCATGGAGGCAGGCGGTGTGCGCGTTGCGGACGTCGTGACCTTCCAGCTGGATCCGCCCGTAGCATCCGACGCGTCGGAGGAAGAAATCGCCGAAGCTGTCGACGCAACCATCCAGGGGATGGTGGAGGCTGGGCAGCTGATCGAGATCGTCCGCTGTGCGCAGAATGATGTGACCTACGCCATGCCCGCCTCTGGGGTTATGTTCGCGCAGGACATCCGCGCCATGACGGACGCGGAAATCGACGCAATCCTGGTGTAAGGAGGACTCCAAATGAGCAAACCGACCGCTCTCACCTTCGCCCAGCAGGGCGATAAATACCTCGACACGCCGTACTCCCAGATGGACTGCCAGAAATTCTACGAACAGATGCTGGCCGACGTCGGTGTGAAGAAAGACCTCAAAGGCTCCAACGCCTGGTACCGGGCCATGGACTGGACGGGTACTCCGGAGGAATGTATGAAGACCTTCGGTCAGATTCCCATTGGAGCTACGCTGTTCATCTGGGCCAACGATGGCGGCGAGGTGGCCCGTGGCTACACTGACGGCAAGGGCAACGCAACCCACATCGGTGTCTTCATTGGCAGAAACACCGGCGCGATCCACTCCAGCGCCAGCCGGGGCAAGGTCGCATTTTCCAACTTCAAGTGCAAAACCATCAGGGGCGGCTGGAACCGTGTAGGTCTCACCCGCCTTTTATCTTACGGAGAGAAGGTGGATCAGATGATCGGAACCCCAACAGACATCCCGGTACCCCAGAACGTCGTACAGGCCGCTGCCCGGGCGCTCGCCCAAACCGCGCAGGGCACTGCCAGAAAACGTGTAACAGGCGGCAGGCTCAACGTCCGCGTCCAGCCTGGCGGCAGCATCATCACGCAGCTGGCTGACGGCGAAGAAGTGGAGATCATCGCTGACCACGGCGAGTGGGCCGAGGTCGCATACAAGCGCCGTGGTTATGTGATGACAAAATATCTCACGGAGGTATAAACCCATGCAGACCTTTGTAAACTTCCTCACTACCTGGTACGGCTTTCTGGTGGCCATCGGCGCTGCGCTGTCCCTTCTCTGGGGGATTGCCAAGGCGCTGGGGGCCTTGCGCGTGTGGCTCCACAAGCGCTACACCGAACGCCAGGAGCAGCTGGCCTCACCTCAGAAACTCCTCGATGCCATAGCGGCACTGAGGACTGAGCTGGTCGCGCAAAACGAAGAACAAAACCGGAAGATTGCAGCCCTTGGAGAAGATGTGCGGCGGGTGGAGGAAGCTATCGACAACAACAATGAGCAGGTAGCCACACTCCAACTGAAGGAATTGAATTGGGCCTACATTTACTACGGCATCAAACATCACCCGCTGCCACTGCACTCAAAGAACAGCCTGGAACAGATGTACGAACAGTACACGACAGGCTCAAAGAAAAAGCACAATCATGTTCCCGCAGACTGGACTGAGAAGATTAACAGTTGCCCCCTGGAGGGGGAGATGGGAGAATGAGCATGAAGAAAGAAGATCTCGTCCGAAAGATCACAAGCAGGAAGTTCTGGGTGGCCCTGGCGGGCCTGGTGGCTGGTCTCGCCCTGCTGTTCGGTGGCGGCAAGGCTGGCGCTGAACAATGGCAGGGTGTGATCCTGACCCTCGGCTCGATCATCGCCTATGCCCTGGGAGAGGGCTGGGCCGACGCACAGCGAACGGACACCTTCTCCAACACTTCCTACTACCCGGTCTGGATGGACAAGCCTGAAAAAACAGACCCGCCCGATCAGGCCGACCAGGAGGTCGGCTGACTCCAAAGCCGTCCCGCGCAGGGACGGCTCTTTTTTATTGCCGGAAACTCGCACGCTTACACGCACAAACTCACACGTATGCAACCTTACACACCCCCATACTTACACATATACCAATAGAGAAAAAAAGAAATTTTTTTGTTTTTGGTTTTTTATTTTTGTTTATTGTTCGTCACGTTCGTCACGTGCGTCACATTCGTCACGCTCGTCACGTTCGTCACGCGTGACGGATAACTCTATTTATAGGGGGGTTCGTCACGCCCTTCGTCACGCCCCAAAAACCTTTATATTGCAACGTTTTTTGGGGTATTTTTGCCTTGGGCGTGACGCGTGACGAAGGGTATATATACAAATGCAGAAACGCACATTCAGTGCTGAGCGTGACGCAGACCCCCCGTGACGCACAATCCTGCGTCACGCCCGCCTTCGTCACGCTGGAAAAAGCTGGGAGGAAGGAAAAACGTAAGCGGAATCTTGTGTATTGGAACAAAAACATAACGATTTTATATAAGGTCGTGTGGGTAGTTTTGTAGGTCGCGGCGTGGGTAATTTTGTGGGTAATGGGAGAAAACTTCTCGCGACAGTAGGCAACTTTTCGCAAGCAGACTTTCAACAGGAATCCAATCACCCCAACAAAATCAAGGAATTTCGGGCTAAAAATTATTTCCAACGGATTGACGCGGATCAACGATAAACTAAGAAAAATAAGGGCTTTTTAAGGCCCTTGTGGGTAATTTGTGGGTAATAGATTTTTTATTCCAGGGAGTCCACGACAGCGGCAAGCTCATGTAGGTCGGTGCTTTGATACCGACGCTGCGTGAACGCATAGTCCGCATGGCCGATAAGCGCGGCCTTTTCCTTATCGGAACCGGCTGCGCGCTTGAGCTTGTCCGCATACGTGTGCCGAGCGCAGTACGGCGACTTCGTCTCCGAGATGCCAAGCCTCTTACACATCGGCCTAAAGACGCGAGAGCGCAGGTAAAGCTCGTTCATCTGCGTCCAGCCCAGGGTCTCGCCCTTGCAGTTGTGCTTTTCCAGCGGGAACAGCCACTCCGAGGGAGTCTGCATCTGACGCTCCACGATCTCCCGGATCTGGTGCGGCACGGGGACGCAGCGATTCTTGCCAGCGGCAGTCTTAGACCCGCCGACCAGGAACATCACGCCGTCCTCCTCATGGAGGTCGGTCTTTTTTAGTGCCAGCATTTCGCCCGGACGGAAGCCCAGGTAGCAGAGAGCGTAGATGTACTCCGCATAAGGCTCCGTCCCGATGGCAAGCCGGATGCGCTCAAGCTCGTCCTCCGTGATGGGCTCCCGCTGTTTGGAGATCGACTCACCCACGTACAGTGTGCGGGTGATATTGTGGGCGGTGTAGGCGGCGCTGATCGCGTAGTCCCAGAGCAGATGTGCCACAACACACATGTTCCCACGTGTTCGCGACCCCGCTGTGACTTTATCCATGCAGTCCTGCAGGTCTTTTGCCGTGATGCTGTTGATGTCGCGCTGGCGCAGCGGCTCGAAGTGTTTGTAGGCCGCAGCGTAGGTCTTCATGGTTGAGAGGCTCACCCGCTGGGTGTGGGAGGACTGCCACTCTTCGTACAGCTGATCGAGCGTCCGGGCAGGCTTCTGCGGTTGGAAGATGAGCGACAGCGTCTCCTTCGGGACACGGGCCTGCAGGCAGAATGCCTGCGCCTCGCGCTTGGTTTTGAAGCCGGACTTGCGCTTCTTGACGGGGATGCCGTCCTTGTAGCAGACGATGACCTGGGCCTCGTAGCCGTTCCCGCGCTTATAGATGCTGCCCAGCCCATTGGCGCGGCGACCGGCACGGGAACGCTCTGTCTGTACGGCTCCGCAGGCCGGGCAGAACTTCGCGCCTTTGGGTACGCTTTTTCCACAGCTTGTGCAAAACATAGCGATCTCCTGTAGTTTTTATTTGCTCGTAACTTGCCGATAAGTTTCAGTGTCTAAGTCTCTGGTTGTAAAAAGTCGTGAAAAGTTGCCGTTTTCACTTGACGATTAAAGAAAGGGGGCCGCTGCACCGAAGCGCAGCGGCCCGATGGAGACTACCTACGGCGCGGGTGATGGATGAGTGTCTCGAAAGCGTAGGCCCTCGCAGTGTCATCCGCTGCACGGTAGGCGACGATATGCTGATACTCTGCGGCATTGAGCTCAACAGTGTAACTCTGAACCGCTGGTGTTTCCGATGACATCAATACCGATACGGGAACACCGAAGAAATCAGCAACCGCCTGGGCGCGATCCATGCGTGGCGTTTTCCGGGCTTTGCACCAATCTGACACGATTGATGTAGAGCAGCCAATGGCCGTCGCAAGATCAAGCTGACTGATGCCTCGACTTTCCAATAGAATCTTTAGATTCCTGGAAAAATCCTCTTTTGAGAAATCGGGCATTTGGCCTCCTCCTTTCCGCTTCCATATTACATCTATAAGCGAAAATAATCAAGTCAAAAACTAAAAAAATTTCGTTTTCGGTATTGACAATCCACAAAAGTGGATTATAATAGGGGTCACAACGCCGAGAAGGGAGGCGAGAGAGGCATGGAATATCCGAGGATTACACCAGAGGCGGCGCGGGTCAACGCCCACCTGCTCCAGCGAGATGCGGCGAAAGCGCTGGGGATTACGCCGGAAACGCTGCGGTCTTACGAAGAAGGACGAACCTCCCCCACTATCGAGATGGCAGCGAAAATGGCGGGATTGTACGGTTTCCCGGTCGAACTCATTTCTTTTGCCAAGCAATCCACTTTAGCGGATTAGGGGAGATCGAAAATGACCATCGCGGAGATGAAAGCCACTGAGAAGGAATTCCTCACGCCAGAGGAAGTCGCCGGGTGCATCGGCTGCATGGCCTACTCGATCACATCGCAGGCAAAGGACAACCCGGCAAGGCTGGGCTTTGCGGTCAACGTGATCGGGACGCGGGTGCGAATCCCGCGACGGGCCTTCCTGCACTGGATGCAGTACGGCAACGCACCAGTGATGCTGAAAGACTGAAAAACGCAAGCAACGAGAAAAACGAAAGAAACGAGATGAACGAAAATGACGAGGCGAACCGAGAAGAACAAGAGCAACTACCCGCAGGCGGTCGCGGTTCCCATCAGTGCCACAGCACTGCCGAGCGAGGCCATGCGACCACCAAAGCGGGAGAATAGCCGGAGCCTGCACGTCCGCGTCAGCAACGCGGAAAAGGTCAGGGAACTGGCCAGCATGGCTGGCACGACAAACACCGCTGTCATCGGAGCCATGATCGACTTCGCCTACGAGCGGGCGGTCATCAGGCCGCGCAAGCAGGAACAGGCACAAGCGGTTTCAGTAACCTTCGCGGACTTTGGGAGGATGGACTGAGATGACACGACGCGCCTACTTCGAGACACCAAAGGCAAAGAAACCCGGCCTGCGATTCAACCCGCTGGACATCATCCGCTGCAAGCTGCTGCGGGCCTTGGAACCTGAGAAGCCCAGCCGGTACAAACGCGCCGACATCGCGGTCAACTACGCTGGCGTCCACTGCGTCAGCTACTACCCGCACAAATAAAAAGAGAGCCAGCCTCCCAAGGGGTCAAGGCGGCTGGCTCAGTGAAAAGAAAGGGGAATCAACATGCCCAAGATTAGATTAGCAAAAGTCAGTGCGCCTTGTAAAGGGAAATTCAAAATTCATGTCGAGAAAAGCGGCATGGATGACTTCGATGCCAAGGCCGATAAGCTGTTCACCTGCGTCATCCAGGAAGACGGCAATGGCAATGGCATCGCGACCTACACCACCGCAGGCGTATGCAGCGGCATCGACAGCCACCAGGATGTGGCGGTTGTCCTTGGGGCCTTGGAAGAAAAGGTCGACACGGGCTCCATGATCACAGGCATCAGCTTCTGGCTTGCGCAGGAGCATCCGGAGATCATGGCTGAGAGCATCGCGGTCTTGATTAAGCTGGGTATGCTGCATGAGCTTATCGATGAGAGCAAGCTGCAGGAGGCGCTTGAAGAAGTCGATGTGATGATCAACAAGGGAAGCAGGTGGAAGAATTGATCACCTGGAGCAAAGGTGTTTACTCAATCGCCTGTGACCAAGACCCAAGCGTGAGCATTCGCCACAAGGACTGCTCCGATGTCTACGAAATCTGCGTGGACGGCGAACCGCGAATCAGCCTGGAAGTGCTGGGTGCTTACGAACGGCGCGACGGCTGGAAATACGCCTACAAGCTCGCCGCCATGTTCGTAGAGGTGCAGGACAAATGACGCTTCTGTGGGTACGCGCCAACGCCATCCTGGGCGGGAAGCACGTTCATGGATATCGCCATCCGACAGATGACAGGTACTTCATCTGGGCCAAGCGGAACAAGCACGACGATAGCATACGGTACATCATGTACTTCAAAGGCATGCGGGTCGGCGAGGCGGCAGATCTGGATAGCGCAAAGCATGCGCTGGAAGCCCAAAAGGCAGAAATGGAGGCCCGGCATGCGAAACCCTAAAAGCGCCATCCGCGCCATTGGAGCCACAGCCATCGCGGCCTTCATGATCGCGACAGCCAGCGCGGACACCTACTATGCGCTCTGCAGACCAGCCAGTCAGGTGAACATCCGCAAAGAGCCTCGCACCAGCAGCGAATACTGCGGCTACCTTCTGACCGGCGATTGTGTCACGGTGACAGATTACCGCGAGGACAACCGAGGCCGCACCTGGTGCAAGGTGGTCGGACTGACGGAGTACGGCGAGGGCTGGGTCTGCGAGGACTACCTGGCAGGCTCCGAGGTCACCGAGGACGGCAGGAAATACACCGTCAAGGCCAACGGCAGAGTCGCGACCTACAACGGGATCGCGGGCAAGCGCACAGGCTGGGCCAAGCCAGGACAGACCGTGACCGTGCTGGCGAGGTCGCACAAATGGGCCATCACAAACAAGGGCTACATCAAGATGGAATACCTGGAGGTGAAGCATGACTGAAGCTGAGATCAGCAGAGGCGGCATCCAGGTGGACAGCACTGACCCAAAGACACTGGCGTCCTTCGCCAGAATCCTGGGGGCCAGGAGATCTGGCAACGGCATCCTGATACCACTGAGCGAAAGCACACTCAACATCTGCATCGCCCGCAAAGCCCACATCGGCACGGCGCTCAAGGCATACGGCGAGGGCGTCCAGCGGGTACGGCGCTACACAGAATACTGCAAAACCGCCGACCACGTGGAGCCGATCAAGCCGATACCGATCAAGAAGCCGTACACCATGTACCAACACCAGGTCAGGGCCTACAACATCGGCCTGACGCTGAGAGACTCGGCGCTGTTCCTGGAAATGGGTCTGGGCAAGAGCCTCTCAGCCATCATGGTGGCCGGGAGGCGCTACCTGGACGGGAAGATCAAGCGTGTGCTGGTGATCGCACCGACGAGCGTGTGTCCGGTTTGGCCTTCGGAATTTGAGAAATTCGGAGACTTTCGGACGGACTGCCGACTGGTGCTCGGCACAAAGGAACAGAGGGTGAAGATACTCACCCAGATGGAAAACGCCAGAGGCGAAGCCCTGCGTGTGGCGGTGATCAACTACGAATCCACCTGGCGGCTCGAAGAAGAACTGCGTGACTTCAACGCCGACATGATCATCTGCGATGAGAGCCAGCGCATCAAGAATCACTCAGCCAAGCAGAGTAAGGCCATCCACAAGCTGGGGGACAAGGCCAAATACAGGATGATCCTGACGGGAACGCCCATCCAAAAAGACACCCGCGACATTTGGAGTCAATACCGGTTCCTTGACCCAACAGTGTTTCCATTCAACTACTACAGCTTCGAGAGACGGTACGCGACAATGGGCGGCTTTGGAGGACACCAGTACCTCTCCCCCAGGAACCTGACGGAACTCACGGAGAGGACGCACAGCATCGCCTACAGAGCCACCAAAGCCGAGTGCCTGGATCTGCCAGAGAAGACCTTCGAGACAAGGCCCGTCCTGCTCGATGACAAGGCCGCAGCCCTATACAAGCAGATCGCAAAGCAGAGCTTTGCAGAGCTTGAGGGCATGGCCGAGGTCACAGCCAACCATGTGCTGACGCGCATGCTGCGGCTTCAACAGCTGACAGGCGGCTTCCTCAAGGACGATGCGGGTGTTGTTCACCAGGTCAACCATGCCAAGCTGGACGCTTTGGAAGAAATCGTGCGGACGCTGGTGCTGGATGAGGACAAGAAGCTGGTCATCTTCGCCAGGTTCCTCAATGAGATGGACGGCATCCAGGGCATGCTGACGAACGTGCTATCGCCGGAAGGTTACAGCTTCGTCCGCATTGACGGCAGTGTCAAAACAGCCACTCGCGGCGAGTATGTGCAGCTGTTCCAGACGGACGATCACTGCCGGGTGTTCCTCGGCGAGATCGATGCCTGCGCAGAGGGCTTAACCCTCACGGCGGCAAGCACCTGCGTGTACTACAGCCTCAACTTCAACTACGCACGGTACAGCCAAAGCCTGGATCGCATCCATCGAATCGGGCAGACGGGAACGTGCAGCTACCTGCACCTGATCTGTCCAAACACCATCGACACAAAGATCATGAACGCTTTGGAGGCCAAAGAGGAACTCGCAGCCTCGGTGGTCGACCACTGGCGGGATCTGATCTTTGATGAATAAAAGCCAAGGAAAGGAGGGGAAATCAACATGGAAAACAAGGGGGTAAACCTGACGGCGATCAGTGAAATGATCGCGGACTACGAACGGCAAAAGGCCGCGAACAAAGAGATGGAGGACGCGCTGAAGCTGGCCAAGGCTGAGACAGACCGGCTCGAAGCGCAGATCATCCAGCTCATCCTCGACGCGGAGGACAGCTGCGGGCTGGACAATCTCAGCCTGGAGGTTGGCGGCAGGAAGTACGGCGTGGCGGTCAAGAGCTACTGGCGCATTCCTGCGGCCCACAAAGATGATGCCTTCAAGCTGCTGCGCGAGATTGGCATGGGCGATCTGATCACCGAGCGTGTGGATGATCGCACGCTGACGCGGGAGATCAATGACATCCTGGAAGCCAACAAGGGCGAACTGCCGGAGATGTACGCTGGGCTGCACCTGGACAGCTACGACAAAACAACACTGACGAACAGAAAAGCGTAAGAACGCAAGAACAAAACAACTCAGAACACAAGAAAACAGGAGGAACTAAACAATGGCAGCTTCTAAGAAGAACGTTGAAACCATCGAACTGAAGCCCGTCGACGCAAAGACCATCACCGTCCGTGTTCGCGGAACCGCTCCGCTGATCATGCACAAGTGGAGCGAAAAGGCCAAGCGCCAGATTCTGGAGAAGCAGATGAAGAAAGCCTCTGCGAAGGAAAAGAGCCATGAGGCGAAAGACCCGTTCGCGGACTTCTGCGCGACGGCCTACTGGATGTCCGGCGAGCCGACCGAGTATACCCCGGAGCGCTTCGACGAGGCCATCGCCAACGGCGCTACCTTCGGATTCCCGGCTACGGCCTTTAAGCAGGCCGCAGTTGCAGCAGCTTACCGCGCCGGTGTGGTGGCAAACATGGCCGGTCTCCGCGCCGCCTTCTTCATCAAGGGCTACGGAGAGAACCAGCTGGTACAGATCAAGGGCGACGCTCCGCACATCCGTGAGGACATGGTAAAAGTCGGGCTCGGTGTTGCCGACGTTCGCCATCGTGCGCAGTTTGATTACTGGTACGCCGATCTGGAAATAACTTACAACGCCAACGGCGCGTATTCCGTCGAGCAGCTGCTCAACATCCTCGAGCTTGGCGGCTTCTCAAACGGAGTCGGCGAGTGGCGTCCGGAACGCGACGGCAACTACGGAACCTTCCACGTGGAAAACGTTATTCATCCTGGGGAGTAATCCCCAGGATTCCTGGCTGGCGAGGCTTGGCATGGCGAGGTCGGGAGCGGATAGGTTGGGCCTGGCAGGGTGTGGCAGGCAGGGCGTGGTTAGGTGTGACCTGGCATGGCCCGGTGTGGTATGGATCGGTCTGGCATGGCAGGCAAGGCGTGGTTAGGTCTATCGAGGCACGGCCCGGTGTGGTACGGATCGGTCTGGTATGGCAGGCAAGGTGAGCCTGGTTCTGGCGAGGCACGGTTTGTTCTGGTGCGGCTGGCGGGGTTAGGCGGGTCGGGATTAGGTGTGGCCCGGCACGGCACGGCAGGCGAGGCTGGGCGCGGGACGCGTGGAAAGCTGCGGAGAGGCGAGGCACGGCAGGCAAGGCGAGTTGTGTTCAGGTGCGGTGCCGTCAGGCTCGGAGCGGCAAGGCAGGTCTGGACTGGTGAGTCGAGGCAAGGTCTGGCGGGTTCCGGCAAGGCTTGGCTTGGTGTGGCAGGCATGGTGTCGCAAGGCATGGCGGGCCGGGGCTGGGCAGCGTTAGGCCCGGTGTGGCAGGCAAGGTCAGGCACGGCGAGTCTGGCTAAGGACAGGCGTGGACAGGCACGGCAGGCATGGCGAGGCAGGCCAGGGAATGGCAAGGTCAGGCGATGGCGTGGCAGGCGTGGCTTGGTATGATGGGGCGGGGCGGGGCACTGCATGGCGCGGCATGGCTGGCATGGTTAGGTGTTGCATGGCGCGGCTCGGTCTTGTCCGGTAAGGCTGGGAACGGCAGGCAGGGCGAGGCAAGGCAGGGCATGGTATGTCTCGGTTAGGCCCGGAGTGGCATGGTATGGCAGGCTGGGCATGGTATGTCCCGGAGGGGCAAGGTCTGGTAAGGCCCGGCTTGTTGAGGCGTGGCATGGCAGGCATGGCCAACATGCCAAAAGAAAGGGGGAATCAACAATGGCCTATCGTTGGAGGGACGGGTCGCGAATCAAAGCGAATCCGGATGCAGCTGCCGAGGTTATGAATGACCTCGCCAGCGAAAACCGGCTGAACGCCGGGACGTTGGTGGATGTCAGCAGACCATCTGACGCACCGCTGCATCCGGCATTTGAGTGGCGCGATCCCATCGCCGCTGAAGAATGGCGAAAACACCAGGCGCGGCACATGATCCGCTCGTTGGAGATCGTGGTCGAGGAACCGAAACCGCCAGAGCCAGTCTATGTGCAGATTCGCTCGTCCGGCAGCAACTACCAGCCCATCCGGCTGGTATTGCAGCAGAGGGACACGCGCACGGAACTGCTGGAACAGGCATACAACGAAATGAAAACTTTCAGATCGAAGTACGCAAGGCTGACAGAGCTGGCGCGAGTGTTCCGGGCAATCGATGAGCAGGTAGACGGCGAGGACAGCGAGGACGGTGACGGCGATGACTGACGAAGAATGCAAGCCGGGTGTGCGGGTGATCTGGAAGAACAATCCGGGCGTCATCTCGTCAGAGGGCTTCCGCTTTGGGAACGGAGACATGCTGTACTACATCCGGCATCCCAAAAGAAAGACCTTCCTCGGCTGCGCCACAGCAAAAGAACTCACCCAGGACAAGGAGGCAAAGTAAACAATGGCAACGACTGCACTGACCATCATCAAAGATGCGACAAGCATTCTGCCGAATGATCAGGAACTCGCAGACATCACAAACGACCTGGCCGACATCATCGCAGAGAATCCTCGCAAGCTGTTTGCGACACTTCGCATCGCGCCCGCTGGCGCTAACGTGTTCCAGATCATGGAACCTGGCGCGGAGGACTTCACGACCATCGCACCGCCGCTGCGCTGCGTGATTGTGGCCAGCCATCCGCTGAACACGCGCTGGCTCGGCGGCTTCGGCGAACACCAGCCCGGAGAGCGCCCCGCCTGTTCTTCCATGGACGGCATCCAGGGCATCGACATGGACGGTGTCGTTCATGACTGCCGCACGTGTTCCTACAACCAGTTTGGAGAGGACGGCGCTCGTAAAAGCTGCGGGAACAGGACGCAGCTGTACATCCTCCGTGAGGGCGATGTGCTGCCGACGCTGTTCTCCCTCCCGCCGAGCGCAAAGAGCGCTTTCAACAACTACCGTGTGTACTCGCGGGTGCAGGCCAAGTGCCCGCTCTACGCCATCGTGACAGAGCTGACGCTGCAGACCAAAAAGAGTCGCAACGGCACACCGTACAGCAGTCTGGTGTTCAGCGCTGTCGGTGCGCTCCCCCAGGATGTGGCGGCGAAGGTCAAGCACAGCATCGACGCGATGGTGCAGACCACACAGCGCAGCGGTGTTCTCTTTGAGGCCGATGCCAGCACCGCGCCGGTGCCGCCCGTACAGGTGGATGAGCAGTCTGGCATGACGGTCGCGGATGTCGATCTCCCGGACGGTTTCTAATCAGGAATAAGGCCGGGGTGGCAACAGGGCCATCCCGGCAAAGTAAGCAACGGAGGCAGAGCGCATGGGAACAATTACGGGCATGCAGTACGCGAGATGGACAATAATAGATCGAGTACAGATGCCTAAGAGAGGGGAATTCTACCTGTGCCGATGCGCGTGCGGGAACAAAGGGATTGTGAACTTAGCCGACTTGAAGCGCGGTCGCTCGAAAAGTTGTGGCTGCTTGCGAAATGAGAAAACGCGGGAGCGAATCGCAGCACAAAACACACACTACAAAACGATCCATGGTGGAGCGGGGACAAAACTCTACAGTGTGTGGCGGGGAATGCGCAAACGCTGTTACTATCCGAAAACAAACGGTTTCAGCAACTACGGTGGCCGCGGCATCAAAGTGTGTCCGGAATGGCTGCATGACTTCACTGCATTTAGGGATTGGGCACTCGCCAACGGCTACTCTCCAGAACTGACCATTGACAGAATCGATGTCAATGGGGACTATGCGCCGGGAAACTGCAGGTGGGCTACGCGAGCAGAGCAGAACCGCAATAAGCGCAAGAAGGGGTGTGTGAATAAGTGATCGATCTTGATTCCAAGATTAACTGGATTGATTTTTATTCCGCATACCTCGCCGAAAAGCCTACAAGAGCAGGCTTAAACAAGTATCACGCACGATGCCCATTTCATGATGATGCCGAACCTTCATTCTGGTTTAACACGAAAAACGGTTGCTTCAAATGCGAAGCCGGATGCGGCAGCGGAAATGCGATCTCGTTTCTTGCCAGAGTTTACGGCATCACCAACAAAGAAGCCTGGCAAAAGTTGTGCGAGTATGCTGGCGTAGAGCCAAAGCAAGCCCGGAAACCGCGCACGACGCTCCCGCTGACGCTGGCAGAGTACGCCAGGAGTAAGAACCTCCCCGAAGCCTTCCTCTCCGGCATTGGAGTGCGGCAAGCGGAGGATCAGCACGGCATGGCCTACATCGCCATCCCGACCTACGACGCGGACGGTTCCGTCAGTTGTGTGAAGAACCGCTTTCACCCGGACAACAACACGCGCTTCACCTACGACAAAGGCGGCACGGTCATCCCTTACGGTGTCTGGCTTCGGCTGAACAAGGAAGCGCAGGAGCTGACGCTGGTGGAGGGTGAGAGCGACGCGCAGACGCTGTGGCTGAACCACATCCCAGCCCTCGGAATTCCAGGGGCAACAACATTTCAGCGCGAGTGGGTGGAGAAGTACATCGGACAGCGTAAGGTGCTTTACATCCACATCGAGAGCGACAGAGGCGGTCAGGAATTCAAGCACAAAACCTGCGCCATGCTTCGCAACGCTGGCTATAAGGGCGATGTGCGCGAATTCTCCTGCAGCAGCAGCAACGCCATGTGCAAAGACCCCAGCGATTTGTGGCTGAAGGACGGCGATAACTTCATCGCCGACATCCAGTCTCTCCAAAGCCAAGCAACCCCGGTCGACCTCATCGAAGCGTCCGCGCAGCTGGCTGTGGAACCACAGCAGCCCGTAAGGCAGGTGAAACCGCTGGTGACCTACAAGGCCAGTGAGCTGTTCGGGAAGTGCATCGAGCGCCCGCCGCTGATCGTGAAGGGCATGCTGCCGGTCGGGCTGACTGTTCTGGGAGGCCCGCCGAAGAAGGGCAAAAGCTGGCTGGCCTTGGAGCTTGGACTCGCTGTGGCAGGCGGGCAAAAATTCCTCGGCTCAGAGACGGCCCACGGCGATGTTCTATACCTGGATCTGGAGTCCTCGCAGGCGCGTGTCCAATCGCGCATTGAGCGCATCATGCCAGGCCCAGCGCCAGACCGGCTGACGATCTCCCATGAGGCAGACCGGCTGGGCGAAGGGCTGATCGAGCAGATCAAGCTGTGGATGGACTCGGTCGAGCATCCCGTGCTGATCATCATCGACACCCTGGCCCGCGTCAAAGGCAAGAGCCAACGCGGCGAGAACGCGTATGAGGGAGACACCCGTGTGTACGGCGATCTGCAGCGGTTCGCTTTGGAGAACAAGGTGGCCGTCCTCGGTGTTCACCACCTGCGCAAAACGGGCATTGTAGCCAATGATGACTACTTCGAGCGACTCAGCGGAAGCATGGGCCTGACAGGCGTATGTGACTGCGTGATGGTGCTGGAAAGCAAGCGCGGAGAGCACGATGTGACCTTTAAGTACGCGGGCCGCGACATTGAGGACACCGAACTCATCCTGGGCTTCGACAACTGCATCTGGAGCCTGACCAGCACAGACAGCGAAGCCTACAGGCAGGAGATGGAGTACGCCAACAGCGCGGTCGTGCGGTGCGCCATCAGGATGATGCAGCACCGTGAGCGCTGGGAGGGAACGCCGTCAGCATTCCTGGAGGCGCTGTCCATGACCGGAGGCGGCATGGTGGACTTAACCCCAAAGCAGGCGATGGATGAACTGACCAAGTGGCAGCAGCTTGTGTATGAGCGCGAGAGCATCATGGTCAGGCGAGGCCGCAACCACAGCGGACGCTTCATCCAGCTTGAAAAGATATCGACAGACAGTTTCTGAGAAACGGGAGGTGACCTTCACATGAATCAGACAGATGGGTGGCAACGCATGAGTGTCGATCTGGTCAGCTGGTCGAACAACCCGCAGGCCGCAGCTCTGGCCGCAGGCGTGTGCTACGACGCGAAGAATCCGCAGAAAGCGCTGGAACACGCCATGAGCGGCGGCCACGAATCTGTGGTGGAACACGTATCCTACACGTTCCGCATCCGGGGTATCAGCAGAGCGTGCCTGGCACAGCTGACCAGGCATCGCCTCGCCAGCTTCTCTGTGCGCAGCCAGAGGTACACCAATCAGGAAGATTCTGAGGTCGTGTGTCCGAAGTCGGTGCAGAATAACATGGATCTGCTGCCGTTCTGGCATAAGGCCGTCGAAACCTGCATGGCGCTGTATCAGAGCATGATCGACGCTGGCATCCCCAAAGAGGACGCACGGTACATCCTCCCGGAGGGGACGGAAACCGAGCTGTACCTGACCATGAATGCGCGTGAGCTGCGGCATTTCTTCTCCCTGCGCTGCTGTAATCGCGCTCAATGGGAAATCCGATCTGTAGCGGACACCATGCTGGCGCTGGTGCGCACGGTAACCCCGGAACTCTTCTCGGACGCTGGCCCAGGCTGCGTCCGGGGCCGGTGCACAGAGGCCAGGCCGTGCGGGCATCCGCGCTGTGGAGAGAAATAAGTGGTACACCCGCGCCGTGCCTGCAGGGAGAACGGCAGCGGATATGTCCAAGGACGAACTCAGGACAGCGCTGTGTGCCGAGGCTGACGGCGATCTCAAAGTGTGCGTAGCGTGTCTGCACAAATGCCTGATCGGCAGGCGACTGCTCAACTGGCAGGACAAAAAGCACTACACCACGGTGGGAGTGCCAGAGCGTCCTCAAAAAGACAGCGCCAGCCCCAGCAGGACGGCGCGTCCCGCGCTCCACACCAGCGCCCAGACACGTGATGAGTACAACGCTCAACGCGGAATAGAGGCATCAGAGAAGGTCTCACGCGGTCTCGCTGTTCTCAAGGCTGGCGGCACACGCGACGAAGCCGTCAAGGCATCGCACTACTCCGGGTGGAAAGCATTCTACGACGCTGTAGTATTCCGGGGCCGCAAGGACGAAATCCTGGATGATCGCAGCAACGCAGCCAAGAGCGCAGAGGCGAAGCGCCGGTTCCGGCTGTGCTTCGATGAACTCATCGCAGGCAAGCCCATTGAGCAGATCGCCGCCGACCACGGCTACAAATCGGTCGACAGCCTGCTGGCCCAGCTCCGGGAGAACCGCAATGATTACCTGCCTTCGGAATACGATGACTATGGCATCACCCGCCAAGGACTCGTCAAGGGGAAACGCAGATGTACAAGAAATACAAAGTCTCCGCAAAAGACCTGCTCAACTTAAGTCGCAAGGAACTCCAAGAACTCGACGGTAAGATGGCAGACCGGCAACGCCTCACAGGCAGTGAGATCGATGCCCTGATCCGCATCAATGCGGCCTGCTGTCTCCTGGATACCGCCATTCCTGATCTCGAGGGACTCATCGCCCGCACAGGAGCGAAGATGCTCAAACCCGTCGCAGCCCATGTGGTCAAGCTGTGTCAGAAGCTCGCTATGGGTGTTCCACTGACACAGATTCGCACTGTTGAGGCGAACACGGCGAACAGCTTTGTGATCTGTAGCGCCGACCAGGTGCCGCAATTCACCAATGTGCGCCATGAGTACCTGTCCGAGATCGTCAAGCAAGCATCGAAGCAATGCGACCTGGAGTGCACAAAAACCAGGGAGCAAAGCAAGCAATGCCCGCTGCGAAGGGCGTTTGAAAACATCCCAGGCATGAAGGAAGCAGCCCGCGCCAACGCCAACGACGCGGAACACTGCCCCTACACCATGATTCAAGCGCCGGATCTGTGACCTTACCAGCGCGGCGACGTCTGATCGATTCAGAGATCACTGGTTTCATCCGCTGTGCCGGTGTAACGCAGCCAACACAGCCCACCTCGCCATCGTTGCTGTGCTCGCCATGCCATAGAGGCGCAAAGCACAGCCGTCCGTCCGCGCGTTTACACACAGAGCATTAAAGGCTGTCCAAGAGAGGCAGACATGCAACTGTGAAAGGAGCAATGCCGCTGTGAAGATTTATACCTTCGGATGTTTGGTCGCACCGATCATAGCCTCCACCATCCCGATGGATGGGCTGATCAAGATCGTGACCAAAACCTGGACTGTAGAGGGCCAGACCCTCTACGGGTACTGTGAGTACAACCGCCCTCTCACGCGAGAGGAAATCCGCGACTACCACCTCGTCGGCATGGGTGCCCGTGAGGAAGAATGAAAGGAGAACCACCATGATGGATGACCTGAAGATTCTGTTTGCAGACCTGTACCGCCACACCGCCGCCATCAAGGACGAAACCAAGGAGATGACCAAGAGCATCAATGTGCTCATGGATCAGACCGACTGGAATGAGATCACGATGTGCGCCGACAGCATCGCCAGCATTGCGGCGAGGATCAAAGCCTACGGCGCGAACATGGAGAAGCTCGTCGATAAGTTCCTGCAGGACGGCCCGTATGAGGGCCAGAGCGCTGGCATTACGCCGCTCGAAAGCCTGGGAGGCCGGAGATGAGCGACCATAACCGCGTCATCAAAGGTTTGGAGTGCTGCCTCAACGGCCCGATGAAGTGTGAGGAATGTCCGTATGATAACGACAGTCAGGATGTCCCTCGGTGTGCAAAGGAATTGCGCACCGAGGCGACAGCCCTGCTGAGGGAGCTGGAACCCGCATACCCGATGCGTGTGCAGAAATCATTCAATTTTGATGACTCGAACACAACATGGGCAGAATATTTCTGTTCGGGCTGTGGCGGCATGATCGCAAAAGGCGATTCACCACATTTCCCGCACTGTATGTGGTGTGGAAAGCCGATGAATTGGGATAAATGCCTGTACATAGACCGCCAGAAAGAAAGGGGACAACGCCGGATGAGCGACGCAATGTGCAATTTCAAAGAAGGGCAGTACATCATCTACCAGAATGGTGACAGTTTCGAGATTGGCAAAATCAAGCGCCTCACCCCCACGGGAGCATTCGTCTGGTACACCAACGGCGACACAGCAGCCAAGACACCCTACGACTGTATGCATCCGCTCGTGAACGCTTACGTGATCGGCGAAACCGGACTCGGTGGAGCCATGGCATAAGGACTGATCAACTGTGCGATTTAACCGCTATAAGCATACTGTTATCGCCAGCCGTGTGCCTGGGCTCTCGTTCTTCCAGATGCCGGTGTACGGCGGGGGATACAAGAGCCGGGTAGGCCGCAAGGACGATCTCAAGGCGAAGGGAAAGGCGAACGTTATGGTTCCAGTGTGTTCCTGGTTCTTTAGCGATGACGTGTACGTCACCTCCAAAGGCCGCACAGCCGTGATGTACATCGGGCAGAAGACCGTTCACCTGTCCAAGCTGGAGCTGCGCCGGAGCTTCTGGGACTGTGTCCTGCGGCCATCTCCGGCTGCAAACCGCAAGGCTGTCCGCAGGGCGCTCGATCTGATTGCCGAGCAGGCAGACCATCTCGATGTGATTGTGGACAGCCCTGGCGGCGAACCGCAAAGCTATCTCGGTGTGGCTCAGGCACTCAAATCCTGGCGGCACTCCAAACGGCTCCTGATCGACGGGCAGTGTTCCAGTGCGGCGACGCTCATCCTGTGCGTCCCGCATTGGGACTCCGTGTGCATCACGGCCCGCAGCTCGATCCAGATTCACGCCAGCAAATCCACGACCTACGCCAAGCGCTCCGGCGCTTTCCGCATCCTGGGAGAGCAGAGAGGCACGTCAACCCGCAAGTTTGAGCGACTCTACATCAAGCGCACAGGCCGCAAACCCGGCGAGATCATGCGCTGGATGGACGAGAACAAGCGCTTTACAGCGCCCGAAGCCTGCATGGTAGGCTTTGCGGACGAAATGCTCCCGCGCACGGATTGGGAGAAAGGACGGTAAAGCATGGAAGAAAAAGATTCCAAGCTGATCGAGGAAAACTTAAAGAGCGCACTTGAATACCAGAGAAACCTGAATCAGCAAATCATGGGTAGATTAGACGCTTACGAAAGCATTGTAAAAATAATGTTGAGAACCCTGATTGATGCAGCGACGGAAAGGCGGTGAAGCTGTTGAAACTGAACAAGCTGCTTGAAGAGATTCAAGGCATAGCAGACTGCAACGAAGCAGACAAGATTGAGGTCGCCGTCGAGGGCTGGGACGATAATTTCTATGACGGAGACAAGATTGAGGGCATCCGGCTCGTGAACAACCGCGACTATGATCAGGGCAAGATCGAAACCGTGCTGTTCATTATCACTGGCAGAGGGCGGTGAAGTGGGATGACACTTGAAGCAGGAAAAGAAATGGATAGGCGCTGTGTTATGGATTGGCTAAACGAAGTTTATGTCACACCAAGCAGAGCATTTGAGAAATACACAGAAGACGAACTCAAAATGTTTGCACATGACGCCCTTGTCCTACTGAAAGAGCAGGAAGCAGTTGCACCGGAATCAGAGGTGCTAACCACAATCGACCGTATTTACAGGTGCCCAAAGTGTCATAAATGCTTTTTCTATAAAAAGCAAAAGTATTGTGATCAATGCGGACAAGCGGTGAAGTGGGAGGACTGACAGAGATCATTAAGGACATTAATGTCCTTATCACTTAAAGGGAGGATGATTCCAAATGACCCTATCGGAATACCAGCAGCTCGCGCAGCGCACCAGCCCCACGGCGAACACGCCCAGGGCTGAAAAGCTCCTCAACGGCATCCTCGGTGTGACCGGCGAGGCCGGTGAATGTTCGGATTATTTCAAGAAGTGTCGCTACCAGGGCCACCTGTGGGACAAGGCCCACATGGCGGAGGAAATCGGCGATGTCCTGTGGTACTGTGCCGAGATGGCTGCTGGCCTCGGTGTGGATTTGGAAACTATCGCCGAAGCTAACATTGCTAAACTCAGGCACAGGTACCCGGACAAGTACACCTCCGAGCATTCTGTGCAGCGTGATTCCGAAGCAGATACCGAGACTGTGAAAGAATTCATCTTGAAATCATACTGTGAGGGAGGCGACATCATATGATCATTGCCTGCCCGGATGAAGGATGGATCATTGAGGCAACACGCGCCGAGATCGTGCAGCGCACTGTGACATCGGGCGTGACACTCGATGAGCGCCTCGCCAACCTTGCCACAAAGCCTGTGCTGCGCATGCGGGCCAAGGATGGTAGCAGCCGAGAATGGGTGCTGTGGGACTCAGACGATTCGGAAACCATCATAAATGCATTGGCAGATGGTGCGCAGAAAAACGATGTGATAAGGCTCCCGAAGGGCGCGGCACTGCAGCCCGATGACGATGATGATTAAACTTGCGGTTGAATTTTGGAGTGTTCCGCTGTGAAATTCCAATGGAAACGCAACGGCATTTCCGAGCGCAGGGACATCGCAAACGGGCCGATTTAGGGCCGAGCGTGACGAAGGAGGGGCGTGACGAAGGAAGGTGCGTCACGCCCTCCATCCGTCACGTTTGACACCAAAAACGGATTCAAAAACGCGCGTGTGCATTTCTATATAAACCCTTCGTCACGCGTCACGTGCGTCACGCCCACCCATAAAAGACCCCAAAAACCCTTGTAAAATAAGGACTTTTGGAGCGTGACGCAGGCGTGACGCAAAACCCCTATAAATAGATTCCTTCGTCACGCGTGACGAACGTGACGAGCGTGACGAAGGTGACGCACGTGACGAACGTGACGATCCACATACAAAAATAAAAAACCAAAAAGAAAAATTTTTGATTTTTTATTTGTATATAGGAGGAGGATTATTAGTGAGAAGTGTGGAGGAAATCATTTCAGAGCTTCGGCGGTTTGGGCTTCAGCTGTTCGTAAAGGACGGGACGGTTCACGGACGGATGCCGGACGGACGGAAGATGCCGTTGGAGGCGCGGCAGCTGGCCGAGGAACTCCGGCTGTACAATGACGCGGCTGTGCGGATTTTGGAGGCAGAGCGCCCGATTCAAAAGGTCGTGATGCGGACTGTGGATGAAGCCCGCGCCTGGAAAGCCAAGATCGAAGCCGGAGAGATCGAGATGATCGGTCAGGTGGTGTACAACGACGCGGATGGGTCGGCTGTGATGCAGTACCGCAAGCGCGTGATGTAGGAGGTCTGTGTATGATTCCATTGGAGAGACGGATCACAGATAAGATCATGGCTGATTTGAGAGCCGGAGACGGCTTCTGGATGAAGACCCACGGCGGGGCTATGCAGGTGGCCGGTGTGCCGGACATCATCGGTGTGCGCCGGGGCTATTTCTTTGCCTTTGAAGTTAAGCGCCCGGAACTCGGCAGAGCGACTGTGCTGCAGCTGGCTGTGCTGAATAAGATCTGGAGGAACGGCGGGATCTGTGCGATTGTGACCAGCCCGGAGGATGTGAAAGCTGTGATCGAGAACTATGCCTTTCAGGAACGCCCAGGACAACCCATAGAGAACTTTGAAGTGTTCATGCGCACGTGGTATAATGTGGGCTGAGAAAGAAGCGCAAGGCGGTGACTGTTCTTTGAACGTGGATGAGCTCAAAATCTTAGAAGAATACAGGTACACGCTCATGGAGATCGAAGCGATTTCTAAGCAGATCGACCGCCTGCGGATACCCATGGAGCCTGGGTCGATTGGAGCGGCCCCCATGGGCGAGAAGATGCCGTCGACCAATGACAAGATTCACGCCTCGATTCAGCAGCTCGACGGGCTGGACACGGTACTCAAAAAGCGCAAGCGTGTGCTGGAACGGCAAACGCTCGCATTTGAAAGTGTTCTGGCCGGTGTGAAAGACTCCCGGACGCGGACGGTTCTCCGGCTGTATTACGGGCTGGGATACAGCGACGAGATGATCGCCAGGAATATGGGTGTGTCCAGAACCACAGTGTGGTCTGTCCGGGCGGCTGTGATTCCAAAGCCAGAGGGCAACGGCTGAACAGGTTTGAACAGAATTGAACAAAATTGAACAACTTTTAACAGATTTGAACAACACTGAACATGTAAAGTGTGCTATGATGGCAGTGGTGGTAGCAGGCGTAAAGGACACCTGTGCCTCCATCCTTTCAAGACAGGCGTGAAGGGAAGCACGTCTGGGGACGCGAGAGTGAACGTGACTCTCGCGTTTTTGTTTGGAACCGCGCCAGCCAAAGCAGGACGCGCCCTGAGACGATTTAGAAGCTCGGACGGACAAGAACTCATCCGAAAGCTAAAACGCCTCAGAGGGGCATTTCTGACGGGCTGAGAGCGCACGAAAAAAACCGCCCTCGATTTGAGAGCGGTGGAAGGGAAGTGTTCGGGTCAGGCGGTCATCCAGCTGTAGGTCGGCCTGAACTTCTGCCACTGGCGATACGGTAGATGATTCAGATTTGAGAACAGCAGGCCCCGGTCGTTGATGAACTTTCCGACTGTGGCGATATAGCCGGAACCGTCCATGATTGCCAGCTTGGACTGTGCAAGCTCGAAGATCTGATTCAGGAGCTTCTGGTTGTGCAGGTCGGACGGCTTGTGAATCAGATTGGAGAGGTACTCGACCACGAACAGCGCGGTATCGCTGTAGGTATGCTCGTCCGGGTCGGAGGTCAGGGTGATGATTCCGTTGTGTGCGATTCCACAGCGGCAGATCGCATCCAGCGCTCGAGTGTTCTTCAGCTGATTTGTGAGCGGGAACGGATGGGTCATCTCGGGATTCACGCCAGCCTGTGTGCTGACGCGGAAATGGTATACGACTGGGTCGGATGCGGTAAAGTCCTCGGCCTTGATCTGGTCGACGAATTCATCGACGTCCATAAAGCCCTTGTGGATTTCGACCTTCCCGTCGCGGGCCACCATGTAGCCCGCGCCGTGAGGATTCTGGTCGAACATTTGGTAGATTTCAGAGATGGACGGCTGGCGAACGCCAATGGGAGAAGCACAGATCACGCACATAGTGTAAATCCTCCTTTAATTCAAAATCGTGGAAAGTTTTCCGAGAAGGGTGCTGGCAGCTTCCAGCGGTGTGGCAGTGCCAACGGGGACTGTGACGGAACCGATTTCAAAGGTTCTGATCACGGCCTGCACGGCTGGGAAGAACACAGTACAGAGTGTGACGGTCGGCACATCGCTCGATACAACCTTTGCAGCGTCTACGGATTTCAGAGCGGTGGCGATATAGGGATACTCGCTGTCCTTCTGGACAAAGGCACGTTCCGCAGTGCGGTAGTTGATGGTGTAGCGCTTGATAGCTTCCATGATTTCAAACCTCCTTGTGGAGCATCGTGTGGATTTCGGAGTCCATGCCGGACTGCAGGACTTTCCTGGCGACGGTCAGCAGAGCTTCTGAGATGCAGCCCATCGAGCGGAGTGTGCCAGCGGCCCGCCATGCGGCACAATAGCCGTTTTCTTTTGCGTAGGATTTCAGAGCTTCAGACCACGTAGCAGGGTCAACGTTCAGGGTAATAGCGGATTTCACGGAAAATCTCCTTTCAGGTGAATTCGGCAGGTACAAGTTAGCTCTGATTCCCCCGACTTGCAAGCGGTCTGTAGCTCGCAAGCCGGGGAAATTTCAAAACTGTGCGGCAGCTTACCAGCGGTCTTCTGTGGTAAAGCCTTCGGCGATGGTGAAGCCCAGATGCTGTACGCGGCCCCTGAATTTGAAAGCTGCGCCAACGGGTGTGTCGAAAGCGGGACGTTTGTACGTGCGGTCATTGGCTGTGGTTCTGATCATCACTGAGTTACTGTGCTCACCGGCGATGCAGTACAGAAGCCGAATGTCTTTGTCCATGGTTTCGATGCAGGTCATTTGAAAGCTCCTTTCAGTAAATCCAAAGTGTGTTCTGGTAGGTGCGGGCGGCTTGCAAGTTTTGTGTGTAGAGGCCGCCCGGCGATTCCAAAGCTCGGTCAGTGTGCAGCGTTCAGCAGCTCCTGGAAGTGCGGATAGCGGATCACGGGGTCGCGGCCCTTTTGTAGCTCGGAGTAATAGAACCGCTCAACCGGGTCGATGCTGCAGGTCGATTCTGTGTCAACCAGCTGAATGTAGTTATAGATGGCGATTTGAGAGCTTGCGATAACCATGGCGTCAAACAGGCGGTGCGCCTGGCGGAAGTCGTCGCAGGAGAAGGTGTCCATGGAGTCTGTACCGAAAGCGGAAGCGTGGATTTCAAAGCGTGCCATTTGAAAGCTCCTTTCAAGCGACGGCCTGGATTTGTTCGCACTGTGTGATCGAGAACAGGTGACAGAGCTTTTTGTAATAGTGTGGATCTTCGCCGATTTCCTCGCCGTTGGCCTCGGCTTCCTGGCGCTCAGCCTGTGGCGCTTTGTTTGTGTACTTCCACAGGTAGACCTTCAGGCAGGCGCGCTCGCCGCGCTTGACTTGGAAGCCTCGGCGCTTCCATTCCTGGAAGGTGTGGTACGGCAGGTCGTTGTAGGTCTGCATCAGATTTAAAAGCTGTTCGTCGGACAAGCCCGTGGCTTTCAGGGCTTCGTAAATGATCTGGGTGTTCGTCATGGTGGCAATCCCCTTTCAAGGTCGTGTGGATTTCAGAGCCTGGGCGGTGGCTCCTCAGAGGGCTTCCTGATTTGGGAGCCTTCTGAGGAACCGCCGAATGGCGGTTCAGTGTGTCGGTTTCACTCGGGAGATGTAGAAGGTGGTGGTTCCCTTAGTCCAGGGATTCTTGCGGTCTTCGATTTCAAAGCGTGTCTTCATGGCCTCGGCGGCTGCAAGTGTCTTTGTGCCGCCCATCAGGCAACCAGCGCCCTTGTAGATGTAGTACTGGCAACCTATGCGCCGTCCGTATTCGATAGCTTCTGTGCGAGTCATCATGATTTCAAACCTCCTCCTTGTCCTGGCAAAGCTCACCCATGAGCTCCCAATACCTGGGCTGTTTAAGCTCGTTGCAGCCAAACGATTCGTAGTGTAGGACGGAGCGCTCGCCGCCGCAGTGTTCTTCCTGATTCTCGACCTCCTCAACAAGGTCGATTTCGTCGTAAAGCCCGGTCGCTTTGGAACCTGCGCACAGTGTGTCGAACAGGTTGAGCGCTGCGCGGAACGTCTCGACGGTGAAGGATTCGTAACCTCTCCGGGAACTGTCACTGGCAAGGCCGCAAACGATTGTGTAGCAAATGGTCTTCATGGACTGTGCCTCCTCTCGATTTCAGAGCTTCATCAGCTCCCGTCAAGGCTCGCCGATTTGCAAGCCCTGACGGGAACCGCTGACGCGGTTCTCAGAATTTGATAGTCAAGCGCTTCCCCTTGATTTCAGCATCGTACCGGCGATGGACTGTGCCGTCGTGATGGGTCTCTACCGTGCGGAACAGGTGTTCAAAATCTGAGAGCTTGCAGGATTTGAAACCGTACTGCTTGCGAATGTATTTCAGAGCTGCTGCCTTCCAGTGTTCGTCAAGCTCGGTGACTCTTTGGATGGCGCTGGCCTTAAACCTGGCCTTGGCCTTCGCGCCCTGGGCGATGGCTCCGGATTTGTCAGTGTACCAACCGCGGCCCTTCTCGCTGAGCTGAAACCACTCAAGCCGCGAGACAACCTCAAGCCGGTTATTCCAAACTGTGCGGTGGTAGTTGTCCAGCGCAGCATCAATCGGCGCGTAAAGGTCAGATTTGCAAGCCTTGCCAACGGTCAGGACAACCTTTCTGCCATGGAAGCCGGGGATCTCGCCCCAATTGGACTCGTCGGTCAGCAGGACTCTGTAGATTTCAGAGCCGTCCGTCAGGTCGATGTGTGCGATTTCGCCCTGGGAGCCGGACATAGTGTCCGGGTAGAGGGTCATGCCCTGGACAAGCAGAGCAGAGACTGTGTTAGAGAAGATGGTGCGGATTTCAGAGCTATACATGAGTGTGCCTCCTTCGACGGTCGATGAGTGTTGATTTCAGAGCCGTGGTGGCTCCTGGGCAAGGCTCCTGATTTAGAAGCCCTGCCCAGGGGCCGCCGATTAGGCGGTCGGCTGGGCGCGACGGTTCGCGACCTGGGCATGGTAGGATTCATAAGCGTCCTTCCCGCGGAGCCAGGCTGTGTCGCCCTGGAGGCGATTTAGAAGCACCTTGCGGGCGGATTTGAATTCATCGCCGATGAAACCCAGGCGGAGCAGGAAACAACGGAAGGTATAGCGCGGATTTTCATCCTGGCTCGGCGCGGTCTTGGCGCTCGCGGATTTGGATGCCGCCGCCATTTCGACCATGGACAGGGCCAGAAGGACATTCGCCTCGACCTGGGCATAATCGAGACTTCCCTCGAAGAAGCGGAATTCGACGGTCTGCTTTGACGGCGAATCGATGGTCGCGAAGAAGCAATGCAGATTCAGGGCTTGATAGCGCGAATCGTCGTAGTGGAACTGTGCGCGTCCTTGCCAATCTTCGGTGCCGTACCACAGCCTGGCAAGGCCAGGGATGGTGGCAGGCTTGGCGCGGTTTACACGATTGAGCCAATCAGCCTGGATAGCAGAGGCGTATCCGCCATGGCTGCGGCTCCATTGTGTGCCGTTTGACTGAAGAAGCAGGTCTTGCTTTGAGAAGAACAGGTTGAGAAGTCGGCGCAAGGCTGGCGCGTCCAGGTCGCAAGCGCCAACATGGACGTGCGCACCACAAGATGTGTCGGTCTTGTGCCCTCGCTGGTTCAGGTTGTGCATTACGCGCTTCAGGTCTGGCAGGTCGGCAACGGTCAGAGGCGGTGTGACAATCTCGCACCCTCCATGGGACAGGGAACCGTCCGTGATGCAGCGCCACTTCCTGCCGTCGGGCAGACGAACTTCATGCGCATGGTAGGCAGAGCGGGTAGTGATGACGGAATAGGGCAGGTTGTAGGCGTCGCAAACGGCCATAGCTGCAGACTGCAGAGGGTCGGTCAGGCGAGAGACGGTCTCAAGCTCCACGCCGAACGTGCGCTTGCAGGAAAAATCGAACTTACACATTTTGACAAGCTCCTTTCAAGATGATAGGGAAGGGAACCAGGGAAGGGAACCAGGGAAGGGAACCAGGGAAGGAACCAGGGAAGGGAACCGCCTCCCTGCAACCACAGGGTAGCTCTTTTCAAGGCCCGCCGCAAACGCGGTGTCATTGGGGAACCAGGGAAAGAACCAGGGAAAGAACCAGGGAAAGAACCAGGGAAAGAACCAGGGAAAGAACCAGGGAAGGAACCAGGGAAGGAACCAGGGAAGGAACCAGGGAAGGAACCAGGGAAGGAACCAGGGAAGGAACCAGGGAAGGAACCAGGGAAGGAACCAGGGGATTCTTTGGAATTTTCAAGGTTCAGCGCCTTCCGGCAACCACAGGATAGCTCGAAAAAGAGGCCCGCACAAACGCGGTGTCATTGGGGAACCAGGGAAGGGAACCAGGGGAAAGATTCTTCTAATACAGGCCCACCAGCCGCCCACCAGGCGCGAGACGGCCCACCAGCCGCCACCAGGCGCGAGACGGCCCACCAGCCGCCACCAGGCCCACCAGCCTCCACCAGCCGCCCACCAGGCGCGAGACGGCCCACCAGCCGCCCACCAGGCCCACCA